AAGGGAACCAGTCTGCTGGTAGCGCTGAATCAGGACGAAGGGGCCAGCGAATGACAAACCTATTCGACTCCCGTGTGAATCCCAACTCTACGATCGAGTCGCAGTATCTGCAAGTTACCTTGGATGCTGAACCGCACCTGTTCTACACTCTCGACGAGGGGCACGCGTTGTTCCTCACGAAGATTGCGAAGGGTGCGGTGATTACGGTTGGCGAGCGCATCCCAGTCTCGTGTATGTTCCAGATGCACTGGCTGGTATTGAATGGCGCGAAGGTCGGGTTCTACTTCGAGTCGCAGTTCCACGTGGTAAATAGTGGTGGCTTCCTTGCCACGTACATGAACCGGGGTGTCGGCAAGGCATCTAACGTGGAAGTGCTGTTGAAGACCCCTGACCTCGTCGTCTACCACTACACCAATCGCGGCACGCTGGCAGTGTGCCCGGTAGTCGGTGACGACGTGCGCACAATCTTCGAAGAACAATAGTTTAAGTGAACCCTTCCCAGGAACAATAACATGGCGACTCGCCGACGTAGAGACGACGATGACGAAGTGGACTTGCGTGGTCTGCTCAACGACGTCAAGGTAGACCCGAAGTACAAGAAGTTCCGCAACATCGTTCAGAACACCCAGTCACGCTTGAACCTAGATGCAGACCGTAACGAGGCGTTTGCGTTGCACGCGTCGCGTACGTCCCGTACTCTGCACGGCAAAGCGCAGTACAGCCCGAAAGCTCTGATGGATGCTTCACTGAAGGATCTGTCGGCGCGTGCGCGCTTGGTAGAGATCCGAGTGAAGGCCAGTTATCATCTAGGCTTGCTCGACGAGGCGATGGACGCCATGAAGCGTCACATGGTCACGACGTACAACGACGAGATTCGGAAGTACAGCAACGAGTCGCAGCGTAATGCGTTGGTTCAGCGGGTGCAGGGTAGTGCTCGGGATCTGGCGCAAGAAGGAAAGGAACTGTTGGAGATGCTCGACCATATCATCAAGGATATCGATCAGGCCGGGCACTCCCTCAGAAACATGATGGAATCGTTGAAACTACTCGACGGCTCGAAGGGCCGCGTACTCTAGGGGACACAGTATGACAAGCGCCGAACTCGCCAGAATGATTGAAACCGCAGCGGACCAGTACAACGGTGCGCCGTTCACGGATTCGCCGGTCGGAATTCCGCTGCTCATGGGCGCTGACCGGGCGAAGCTTGTCCTGGATGCGTTGATCGAACATCGCGGGTTCGTGCCGGTCGCACATCTTCAGGTGCGCAAAGACCGGGTTGATGTTGCCTGTTATCTGGGGGCGCTGCTCACACCCACTCTCCTGCAAAACCGCACTCACCTGATGGCGGTGTGGGAAGTCGCACGAAGCAAGGTCGGGAAGTACACTGAGACTCGCGAAGTCTTGAAGTGTACGCTGAAGACGGCCAGTCTGAACGCGTTTGATGCACCCATCATCGAGGTATAACCAATCATGCATTCGCTACACGACTTCTACGAATACTTCCACAGCACGAATGACAAAGCCATCCACGGCCTGTGGAAATACAGTGTCTACGAAACCAAGCTCGGCAATCGGGAAGAGATCTCGTTCGTTGGCTCGGCAGTCGTGTTGCAGAGCGTGCCACCAACAGGTCAGTTGTCGTTGCTCATCGCACAGACGACCGATCATCGCGTGTACCGGCACGCTGCCTACCTGATGTCGTTCGCGTGTCCGTACTTCCTCGAGAACCACCCCGACGGTAAGATGCGGATCGAGGTATTCGGGCAAGGCTTCCAGGGCTTCATTGGGGTGGTCAACGTCGACGTGAAGGCGTATAACGCTGAGGGTGTAGTGGAGCGTATCGATCGGTTCGGCAATTCCAAAGAGCACAGCATAACCCGGATCACGGCCGTGGACGTGACTCATAAACTTGATAAGGAAGCACAATGAATTCCGTAATCCTCAGCGGCCCCGCGCTATCAGTCACCAAGTCGGATGCCAAGTATCTGCTGTTGTTCAACACTGATACTCTGAAGCCGGTGTGCAACGTGATGTTCGCACCCAACGTCTCGAAGAACATTCAGATGGGCCTGAACGACAATCTGGCGCTGCCTGATACGTTCACAGCGGTGCTCAACTTCATCGCCGCAGTCTCGAAGCAATTCAACAAGGCTCCGGTCGCTCTGCACGATACGGACGCGCTGGTGTTTGCCCTGTCGCTGAACGCCGGGATAGTATCCGCCGGTCTGATCGGCGAGCTGATCGCCACCATGGATTTCGTTGTAGAAGCCAGTACCATCACGGAGGGTGGCGTAAATAAGGTTCGCTTCGCCGGTATGAACATCCAGGGTATCAAGCAACTGGCAGCGGCGACCGACCTAACGCTGACGATCAACCAGAAATGATAACTATCAATGCGCGTGAAGCGTTTTATATACGGAAGGATAGCCTTCCAATCAAGCTGCGCAAGGGACTGCTGAACAAGTACAAGTTCCTCTTCTTCGAGGACAAGGCGTGCGGTAAGTGTGAGTTCAACGACGAGAAGAAGGCTAGTCCGACGGGTCTCGTGGAAGGCGTGTGTGATAACTGCGCGGCGTTCAAGGGCGGGGCTGAACTGGCTTCCAACGTAAAGGTCGGCGACAACACTTACATCAAGACACCGATCGGCGACGAGTCAGGCTTGCTCAAGGTGTTGGACAACCACGACATCGAGTACCGCATCAAGGATCGGTTCCCGGTTAAGAAGTTCAAGCGGCCTATCAAGTTCACAGGCACTCTGAAGGATTATCAACCTGCTGCGGTCAGCGCCATCATCGAGAAGCAGCGCGGCGTGCTGCGTGCGCCTCCGCGAAGTGGTAAGACGGTGATGGCGAGTGCCGCCATTTGCAAGATTGGTCGGAAGACCATGATCATGGCGTCGCAGCGTGAGTGGCTATTGGGCTTCAAGGAAACGTTCGTCGGTAGTCCCACGCAGACGGCACTGACCAACTGTCGTCCGGACCAGATCGGTATCGCCAAGACGTACGCGGACTTCCTGAAGTACGACATCTGCTTGGTCACTACCCAGACGTTCTGGTCTGAGAACGGCCAGAAGCTGTTGCGCAAAGTGCGGGACATGTTCGAGTGCATCTTCATCGATGAAGTGCACACTGGTGCGGCCCCAAAGTACGCGACGGTTATCAGCAACATCAATTGTCGCTACAAGATTGGCCTGTCAGGTACGCCGTCACGTAAGGATGGTCGATACATCCTGATGCGCAACCTCATCGGTCCGTTGGTAGCCGACATCAAGGTGGAGCGCTTGCGTCCGCATGTACGATTGGTCCGTACTGCGTATGTCCAGAACTACAAGGGACAGGTGCCTTGGGTTCGGATGGTGTCGAGTCTGGAGAAGGATCCGAAGCGCTTGAAGCTGATTGCGCAGTGGGCGATCAAGGATGCGAAGGCCGGTCACATGGTTCTCATACCCTTCTCACAGATCACACCTATCAAGGCGTTGGTACTGGCTATCAACAAGCTGGCCGGTGAAACACTGGCGTATCCGTTCTACGGCGGCTTGAAGAAGCAGCAACGTGACGACTACATCGAGTGGGCCCGGAAGTACAAGGCCAAGATTCTGGTCGGCAACATCAAGCTGCTGAGTACCGGCACCAACATCCCGCGGGCGAGTGCGCTGTACGATGTGACCATGAGCTCCAACATGGAGAACTGTGAACAGCGTACCTCTCGTATCCTGACACCGTGGGATGACAAGCCGACGCCAGTGCTACGCTTCTTCCTCGACGACATGAACGTGCGTCGTAACTGTTTGCGTAACGAGTACTTCCAATGCGTCAGCCCCAAGTTCCGGCCGGTGATAAGTGAGCGTGACTCAGAAGTGTTGAAGGGTTACTTCGCCAACAAGGACAAGGTCGCAAAAGTAGAATTCTAACAGGAGGCTATGGTGGCAGCAGAAATGGTGAACAGCTTCAGGCTGGACATGTACGACATGGGAACCTACTTCACGGCGCAGATCGTTCGTGACACTGGCCCCAATCGTTCGATCGTGTTGGGAAGTGGGGATGGTGATACGATGGAGATGGCGTTGCACCGAGCTTGCACCGGCGTCACCCAAAAGGAACCGAACCTACTTCAGCGGGATAGTGGCAGACTGTCGAGGATGCCGCTCGTTGAACCGTGTTAGTCACAATCGAAGGGCCGTATTCTGTAATGGGATACGGCCCTTTGCTTTTGGGACTGTGGTGTGTCTTGCGTAAATAAGAGGTACAAACAAGGAGTCTCTAAGCCCATGCGAGAAATCAAAGCCAATGCCAACGGACGTCGCCGTCAGCCGCCGTTCGCCGCCAAGAAGACCACCCCTAGATACGATCCGGCGGATGAAGCCACCGCAGAGGATCTTCAGGCAGTACAGCGCACAGCAAAGCAGCCGACACAGCGCAGCCCGACGCCTGAAGAAGTGGGTCGCATCGAGATACGTCATCCGTCGGCACAACTGCGCGCCATGATTCCCGGCAGCGTGTGGAAGCAAGGTGCGTTCAAGTGGGATCCGCTGGCGTTCGTGGCTGAGAGCGAGAAGCTCGAAGACCGCATCATCGAAGAGAAGGTGCAGCGTAACAGCCTTGCTATGTTCAGTGCCGATCCGACACTACCTCTGATCTACGGGGTGACTGGCAATCCGGATGACAGCAAAGCCAAGTTCTTTGCAGCCTATCTGGCGCACTTACACATGACGTGCCTCGGTCCGGTCAAAGGCAACGTCCTGTGGCACACGCTGTACGGCGGATTCGACAATAAGATCCTCAAGGAGTACGACGAGATCGACGGTAAGACTGCACCTACCATGCTCGTGCTCAGCAATTTGACGCCCAACAGTACCGGCGTAAAGCTGGAGAAGGCGCGTGACTTGCTCGAACGCTTTGCTGATATCCCACGCGTTATCGTGGCGGCAGGTGAAGATCCGATGTCGTTTCTCACCACTCGTCTGTATGTACCAGTGAACGGTGTGGCGTATTTCAGCGAAAGCCTCGTCAAGAAGCGCGTAGAAGTTCTATGACGCGTTAGGAGGTATCATCATGGGCTGCTCCGAGATTGGTTTGGGCGTCGTGCACATCCTGAATGGGGTTGGCATGTTCGTCGTTCTATTCACCGTTTGGGGCATCGTCACATTGATAAGGAAACTATAGATGAACAGTCGACAACGTCGAACCTCCAGCCGTAAACGCATTCGCACTTACACTCAAGCCCCGTCAGGGTCGGACGAATCCCACACAGCGTTCTGGGCGATGCGCATCAGCGACGTCCACCGCTTGTGGGGTCGCGACTGGGAAATCGAGTTCAACCTCAAGTGCCACGAGCACCCTATTGCGCAATCACCAGAACATGAAGACAGCACTCATTCTAGCTAGTGTCATTGCACTGGCATCCTGCAGCAAGGCTGACGTTCAGGCCAGCATCTCAAACAAGCTGCACGAGTATGGCATTCCGGGCGTCGACTACAATACCAAATCCAACCCCTTGCTGGTGGATACGACAGTGTCACCCAAGGAGTTCATGTGCTTGGACGGATACCTGTACTTCTTCGGGATCCGCAACGTCACACCGTACATCAGCACCAACAAGAAGACCGGCACCGGTGAGTTTACTAAGTGTGGACACGCCACTACTGTCATTCAGGCCGACAGTAAATAAGGTCACACTGATCACAAAGCATAAGAGGAAACATGGCGAAGATCGTTTCTCCCCGCGCGGAGCTCGCGGTTCTACGGGGAATGTGCCACAAGGACAAGAAGATCGCCGGTGCGCTACTGGCGCAGGTTGACGAGTCGTACTTCTTCAGCGACGAAAGTCGTGAGATCTATGACGGCATCAAGCGCCAGATGAAAGACAGTGGGTCGAGTCCGTCGTTCCGCTTGATGGTCGAAGACCCGGACCTGTCCGAGGATGCGCGTTCCCATTTCCGCGATAGCGTAGCTACCGTCCAGTCGGTCGACGACGCCAACAAAGCGGCGCGCATTCTTAACAAGTACCGGCAGACGCGCGGTCTTTTCAATCTGGCAGCCCACATCAATCAGAAGGTACAGGGTTCCAAGGTCAGCATCGATGAACTGCTTGAAGAGACGGCCACTGCGTTCAACGTGGTTCGTTCGAAGAAGTCCAACCAAGACGCCTTCCTGCACTTCGGCCGCAATAACAACAGCAGCTCGCTGGTCAAGTCGATCCTGTATGAGGACAACTCGGAGCAGGTGATTCCGACAGGCATCAAGGCGTTCGACACGGTGAGTGGTGGATTCGCACGCGGATCGCTGGTCACCATCGGCGCTAACTCCGGCGGCGGTAAGTCCACGTTGGCTGCGGCGATGGCCGTCAACATGGCGGCTATGGGTTACAAGGTCCTGCTGGTTCCGTTGGAAATGAGTAAGCGTGAGATGACTGGTCGTATCATGGCTAACGTCACGAAGACCAATCTCACGAAGATCCTGTTGCAGCGCCTAGCTACTGGCGAGAAGGATCTGGTGTACAAGCGGCAGCGGATGTGGGAGAAGAAGGTGTTCGCCAAGGGTGGACGCTTCACTATCTTCAAGCCGCAGGAAGATATGACGATCGAGGAAGTGTACGCGGCAACTAGCGCGTATGACTGCGACGTCACTATCATCGACTACATCTCACTGCTGAAGGGCGTGGATGGCGACGATATGTGGCGGGCGTTGGGTGCGGTTGCCCGATACTCGAAGATCAACGCCGAAGTCGAGAACCGGGTGAACATCCTGCTGTGTCAGGTGGCTGACGACGGCAAGATCCGGTACAGCCGGGCGATCTCCGAGCACAGTTCCAACTCGTGGATCTGGGTGGCGACCAAGGAGTCGAAGGAAACTGGCGAGACGCTGGTCGAACAACCCAAGTCGCGTAACAGCTTGGCCTTCCCGTTCCGCGTCAAGATGGTCTACGAGTACATGCGGGTGGAGGACATGCCGCAGGACGATAGCCTTGGTGCCGCTGATGACGAGAAGAAGCCTGAAGGCGGCAAGAGCGGTAAGGGTTCCGACTACTCGGATAAGACGCAGCGCCCCAAGAAACGGAACATACCCAACTTGGCCGAGGCGGATGTCTGAATAGCGGTCACAGCGTCACGCTGAGGACGTCCCTGTCTATGCGTGACAACGCTAAAATAGCTCAAATGGGTGTTTGCCCATGAGCCGACCATCACATGGAAAACGGAGTGTTTATGGATGATGTTCAAACGGCCGAGGCGGAGCGAGTACGGAAGGCACAACCCCATCCGATCGCACGTCACCCTCGTATCAAGAACGGCTATCTGTATCGTGGACTGGCAGTAGGTCCCGGTACGATGTTGCATGAGGCTCTCGAGAACCGTGATCGCAAGCGTGCCGACAAGCTGTACGATGCACAGAAGGAAGCCTTCGTCGAGCAGTATGGTCAGGAATTCTGGGACCGACTGCAGTAAATCAAAAGCCCCGCTCAGATGATTAGTCTGGCGGGGCTTTTGACGTTGGTGCGCTTTCGGATTACGCGACGGTGTCTTCGTTGACTTGCTCGATCACGTCGTTCATGTACGCCGTGTCGTACGAATACAGCTTGCGCCAGTATTCGTTGGCTTGGTCCTTGTCCGCGCGGCTGATGCCAGCCTTCGTCATCTGCTTCGCGAACTCACGCGGCACCGGCACTTGACAGATCGAAGCGACCATGTCGTACGAAACAACCATCGGGGTGTGCGTCGTGTGGCTGATGACTTGCACCTTGTCGGCGTTGGCGCGCACTGCGAAGCCGTAGTCCATGTCGCCAGTCTTGCCGACGAATGCTACGAACTCACCGGCTGCTGCCTTGGCAACCGACAGATGACGCAGACCCGGCACATCGGCGCGGCGATTGAGGCTGGCGCTCACGAGTTCCGACAGATCTTCGTTGCCGTGGCGTGCGAGGTACTTACCAGCGCGACCTTCCTTGACAGCCCACAGCGACTTGTCTGCGTTGTCCATCAGGATGTTCGAGCTCATCACGCGGTACGATGCGCGCAGTTCGTTTTCGTTCTCGACCACACGAACTTCCTTGTTGGCGCGAAGGAAGCCCACGGCCACGCCGCCCGCGCTGTGTGCCTTCACCATGCGGAAGCTGTTCTCGACGGGAGCTGCCAGACCGTTCAGCTTTTCGAGCAGAGCAGCACGGATGCTGTCCTTGTTGAAGCGGCCCGTGAACGAGACCATCACCTTGGCGAGCGTCTCGCTCTTCATTTCGAAATCGGTAAGAGCTACGGTTTGCATGATACTGTCCTTATTGAGAAAGGTGGATTGCGATTGTGAACCTCTAGAGCACGGGATCGCACTCATTGGGTGTAACTTCAAATTACTTCTTGTGCGTGGCTTCCAGTTCTGCTTGCGCTTCGTCGAGAGCCGATTGCGGGATTTCCCCGTGAGCAACCATGTCAGCGAGAAGCTCAATCAGTTCCAGCAACGTTTCTTGATCTTGCTTAGAAGCAGCCAGCAAACGAACACACGCATCCTGATACTCCGGCAACATCTTGGACCGATCCGCAGGTGCGAACTGACGCTTGGTTCCCTTGTACACGCTCTTCGCGCATCCAACCAACTCGGGAAGCGCCAACTTCTTCAGTGCCATGAACGCCAGAAAGCCGACGGGGCCAGTTGCACCCAGAGCCGTCATCATTGCGCCCGTGCCTAGAAGTGTGACCAGCATCGAACCAACACGCTTCATGTCACCATGCTCGGGGTGACCATTCAGGAAGTTGCCAACTGCACTCAGATCGTGGCCGAAATCCTTGACGCCGCCGATCAACTGGGACGCCAGACCAGGAGCTGTTGCCTTCAGCTTCTTAGCGCTGTCAACACGTTCCTTGCTACCTGCGGCCTTCGCCTTCGGTGACACCTTCTTGACTTCTTCGGGCGTCGGCTTCGGACTAGCAGGTTTTACTTCAGACTTCGGTTTCTGAGTGGGCGCAGGTAGCGCCTTCGGATTGGCCGGTGCCGTTGACGTGTGATCCTTCGCGTACTTACTACCCGGATGCTCTTCCAGATACTGCTTCTGCATCTCGGGTTCCATCGCGTGGAACCACTCCCCTTCTGCAACTACCAACCGACGTGCAGCGTGCAGTCGGGTTTTCATGGTGTGCTCGTGATTTGGTAGACCGACTCCAGGACCTTCATACTCTTGAGATCCTTGGTCAGCTTTATCCAGGCGGCTCCGCGCGTTGCTGCGTCTACAGTCTTTCGGAAAACGCCGTGCTGGCCGTTGTCGTCAAGGATACGCACTTCAAACGCAAACGAGTGGGTTGCCGCCACCAGACGGGATGCCGCCGAGGTGACGATCATGATCAAGCATCCGTTACGTAGTCGAACGACCACGTGATGTCGAGCGTGACCAGCGTCGAGTTCGCACCGTCCAGCGCTACGTCAGCGATCTGTTCGGGCCACAGACCCCACACGTTGATCGTGCGTGCGACTTGCGGCAGGTCGTTGTAGACCACGATCTGCGCATTCACCTTGTAGGCGCTGGCGAACGTGCCGCTGTTGTTGACCCAGGAGCGAGTAGCTTCGGACCAAGCGTAGAACTGTGAACGGGTCGACCAGTCCGAGGCTTCCATGAACACCGACTGGAAGCTGTGGCTGAAGGTCTTGCGGCCAGCGTACTGCAACTCCACGCCGTGCAGCGGAACTGCGACCTTTTCGATTTGGAAACCGGGCAGACCCGTGGACATGCACTTCCACGTGAGAGCACGGGTATCCGACGAACCCGGGATTGCCGGAAGGAACAAGTCGAAGTTCCAACTCTGAGCCGGGTCCGCCACTGCTTGTGCATCATACAAGCTGGAACGAGCCATTGTGATACTCCTTAGTATGTCTGTTTGTCGAAGACACCGTCAAATTGGGATTGCTGCAACGGGTCTCAGACGAAACTGATAACCGGGTCCCAATCCTCGCGGGGCGATTGTACTTGCAGTTCAGGCGTGCCGTTGAGCGACAAGATGTGTGCCGCTTCACTGTCGCCGCGAGCACGTAGGTCGTAACCCATGCGCTGCAACGCTTTGAGGACCAGCACCACGCTGACGTCCTTCACGCAGATCGAAGCGTCGACTTTGTTCAGCGACAGCTTGTTGCGGAAGACCGCGTTCAATCGGGTGAATAGATCAGAAGCTTTGTGCAGCTTGACCTCGTATTCCGACGCCTTGAGGCGGGTAGCCGCATTGATGATCATGCCATTGGCCCCATCGGTTGGTTTGCCATGTTGAAGAGCTTCGGGTCGGCGTCCGCTTCGACTTCTTGCTCAGCGTGCAGTCGTTTAACTGCGGCCGTTACCACAGCGTCGATCGAGCTCATATCGTCGTCGTTGTCCTGCGGAATGTCCAGGGTGATAGTTGTATCACCAGTGCTCGCGCCGTCGTCACCCTCAGCATCCGCCGTGGTTTCGGCTTTGGGCTTTTCATCGACCGACTTCTGGCTGTCTTGCTGTCGGTCCTTCAGGTTGTCCTCGTTCTGCTCGCGGAAACCATTCGCCGGGCTGACTGCTTTACCGTCCTTGCTGGTTTCGGTATCAGCACTAAGGCGCGTTGCTGCGTTGAGTTTGAATCCCATCTGAGTCACCTCTTAGTCTACAAGGCGACAGCCTGTACTAGCACTGTCGCCTCGTTGGTTACAGCTTTAGCCCGGATTGACTTGCGACAGGGCTTCCGTGAACGACACACCTTGCTTGCTGATCACGACTTGCAAGTTGATGATGTGCGTCGGGATCGTCGGGACGATGATGACCGTCACGTTACGGACGCCGCTGTTGAAGTCCTGCGCCGAGTTGTTCTGGCTGTCGGAGATCACCGTGTAGCTCGAGATGCCGCGCGCGTTCTGGATCGACTGCAGATAATCCGAGCACGAGCTAACGATCTGGCGACCCAGGAAGTCGTCGTTCGGCTCTTGCAGCGAATACAGCAAGAACTGATACAGCGCGACCTTGATCACGTTGACGATACGGCGAACCGAAACCCACGACAGCGCCGAGAACTGCGCAGCACACGTCTGTTGTTCCCACAGCGCGATACCTTGACCGATGAAGGTCTTGGTGTAGTTGACTTGCGCGTTGAACAGAGCGTCCGCTTGGCCGTCGTCGTAGGTGTAGCGCGTCTTCAGCACGTTGAGCAAACCGCGATTCAGACCAGCGATCGAGAACGACGGGTTGGCAACCCGATCGGTACGAGCGCACAGTGCTGCCGCCCATCCCGAGAACGGCACATACTGTTGCTTGCCGTTGATCGTATCCGCTTCCAGCACGTCGGGTGCGAACAGCGCCGAGTACGTGGAATTCAGATTCAGGTTGAGGTTCCGGTAGTTGATCGCTTGCTGGAACTGTTGGCTTGCCGACGGGATGTCGAGCATTGCCACGCAGTCACCACGCTTCTGCGCCAACGTATCCATCGCCAACTGCACCGTCGGATCTGCGTGACCCGAGTTGAGCAGGATGTTGACCGCGTACAGTTGCTTGTTGCTGAAGGTGTTCCACGCTGCCGCAACTTGGAAGCTCGTCGGAGCCGCACCGCTGTCACCGCCCTTCATCGAAGTCAGCGACGTCGTCGTGACTGCCGGTGTGTCCAGCAGAGCCGGCACATTCGAGGTCACTTGGATGTACGTCGAGAACGGGTTGATGCGTTGTTCCAGTTCCGTTTCGGTGCCCGTGCTGTCGGTGAAGTCATCCAGCGACACGCTGAACTGTTCCACCGGGTACGACGTGGACTGCGTCGTGTCGAACACGTTGAGGCCGAACGTCGGGAGCGGCTGTGCTGCGTTAGCCGGGCTCACCACCGGAGTCTTGGTGGTATCCGGAGTCAGCGCGCCGGTATCCGTGAACGTGGTCACGCCCTGACCAACTTGAGCGAGTAGGCCAACGCCCGCACCTACGCGACCGTAGATGTTGTACCCGATTGCTTGCGGATCCGCTGTCCACGACAGATTCACGACGTTCGTTACTGCCGCGCCGCCGATCACGACTTGCGCCGGATTGGTTGCCAGAGTCTCGCCCGTGAGCGACACGCTGGAGATCTGGTACTGATACGTGGCCGGAACCAGCGTACCGCCCGTCGCTGCCGAGGTCACGGCGAAACCCGTCGGCGTCGCGATATTGTTGCTGGTGATCGACAGCGCTACGTTGTCGCCGTACGAACCCGGACCCTTGTTCGGGTAGAACAACGCGATTGCTTCGTTCTGCGCGCCGCTCGGGAGGATGGCCGTCCAGTTGGGCTTGGTCGGGTCAACCACACCTGCGGCGATCGGCAGCAGATGCGTAGCCGAACCGTCGGTGTACATCAGCAGTGCCGAGTACAGAGCGCCCGTGCCAGCAACGCGCAGACCCCACAGCTGATTGCCTTCGCCGAAGTAGTCGAGTCCGCAATACACGTCGAAGCTGACCTGAGCGTTCGGATTACCGTACTCCGCCAGATAGTCTTGCGCGTTGGTGAACTGGACCGGGATGGTACGGCCTTGTTTGGCGACGACCACTTGAGCAACCACCGAGGTGGAAGCACTGGTGATCACTTGCGACAGGTTGATTTCCTGTACGATTACCTTCGAACCTTGCTTTGCCGAGATAGTCATTGCTTGTCCTCCTTAGCAGTGACGGTCGCAGCCGGGGTTTCGACGGTGGACGGCGTGGCAGTCGTTGCTGCCGGGGCCGTTTCTTTCTTCGTGTTGTCGATCTGCGTGGCGACTTCGGCCACTTGAATCGACTTCTCTTCCACCACACGGACGTCGCCGCCGTGCAGTACCAGCCAGTTCGGATCGACGGTCACACCTTCCGCCAGATCAGGACGACCGCGACCCATCACACGGATAGACGACTTGGTGCCGTCTTCCAGAATGATGCCGACTTGAAGAGGAACACGGCCGGTATTGATAACCTTCGTAGCCATGCGATTTACTCCTAGGACTGTTTCGGGAACTCGGAAAACTGCGTGGACACTACCGTTCCGGGCAGTCCAACCGAGGTGTTCTGCCGGATTTCCGTCACCTTGCCTTGTCGGCCAAGGACCGGCTCACTTACGTAACCGTGAGTGGTGACGGAGGTGGTAATGACGTAAGACGTTTCGCTCTCAGTGACATTCTCCCGTTGGGGGATGTTCACAGATTCTTCCAGCGTGTGACTGATACCAAACTGCAGTCGCCCGTAGTTGATGCTGAACTTCAGGTAACCCACCCGTCGCGCCAGCAACCACCGACGCACGAACGCTAACACCGAACCCTGTTCCACCGACTCGAACTTGTTGGTGACATACGATACCTCGATAACGAAGTTCGTAGGCACAACCCGAACCGTCTGCAGTAGGTCATTCGCTGCTACGTTCACAACCAGTCCGCGGCGTGCCATCACGTGCGCGTTGTAGGACTCATTGTTAGCGCCCATCGACTGAACGACGAAGTACGCATACGGATACGTGATCGGCTGACCTTCGCCAAACACCTTCTGCAGGATGCGCGTCTTATCGTTAGCGTTGATGAACAGGCAGGGGCAGTTGAACACTTGCTGGAAACGCTGTTGGAATCCAGCAAGCACCATGTGATCGATTGTCTGGATTGCCTGCATTTCCGACATAGGAAGAGCTCCGGAATATACCGCACAAACGGAAGAGGCCCGGCGGCACAATCACCGGCGGGCCTCTGTCTTTTACTGCGCGTGCGCGAACTTACTTGGCGGCGCGCTTGACCATCGAGGCCAGCGCCGAGGCGAAAGCTTCCGACGGTGCTTCGACTTCGTCGTCGCCAGCGTCTTCTTCCTCGTCCGTTTCATCCGATGCTTCGACTTCGTCGAGTTCAACTTCGTCTTCGACTGCGTCACCCGCGTCGGTGTCGAGTTCGTCGAGGTCACCGACCAGCGATTCGAGGGCTTCGTCTTCTTCCGAAGCCTTCACCTTCTTCTTCGCTGCGACCTTCTTGGCTGCGGCTGCCAGACGGGCCTTTTCAGCTTCCTTGGCTGCGAACGCTTGACCGTTCGACGCTTCGATGATCGCGATGGCTTGTGCGAAGTCCGAGCTTGCCGTGGCCTTGACCATCAGCTTTGCTGCAACTTGCGGACGACCCTTGGTGAACTGGACTGCAGCCAGTGCCATGAAGTCGAGAGCACGATTGTATGTCTTCATCATGTTTCCTTGTGTGCGTTTGATAGACACAGTATCAGGTAGCACTTTGCATTTATGCGGCTACCTGATACTGCATCACTCGACGTTCCCGTATTAGATACGGAGGCCCTTTGCTACCGAGCGGCTGTTGGCAACCGACACGGCGAGCGATTCGAACATCACCCAACCGCGACCCGGGATCTTCTCGACCGAGATGTCGGTCGGCTGCGATTGCAGACCGCCGCGATCCGAGTACGCGCCGTGGTTCAGAGCGTCGGCGATCACGAAGAATTCGCCTTGGTTCAGCACCTTGTGCTCCGGGTGACGGTACGCGTCCGACGTGATCGTGCAACCGTACATCACGCCGAGTTCGCCGGTCAACAGCAGTTCGTGGCGAGCAACCGGATCGATCGCGTTGAAGAAGTCCGCGTTACCGATGATGTCCTGATAGATGTCCGTGGCGATCAGGACGTGCGGTGCCTTCAGGCCCCAACGCGTGACGTTGGTCATGACTTGCGCGAACGTGTACGGCGTCAGCTGACCAGAGATGATCGACAGGGGGTTGTCCACGCCGACGATCTGGTTCACTTGGTTGTACCACAGGCGGTCTTCACCGACCATGATGGCTTCCGTTGCTTCCACGTACTTTTCTTGCAGCACGTCGCCAGCCGACTGGTTCAGTTCGTTCATCGGAATGAACGGACGGGTGACCACTTGCAGTTCCGGCGGCGTGAACCACTTGTCGCGCGTGATTTGCGACTGGATCTTCGTCGGCGACGTCGAGTACACAGCCGTCACGTTCTTCGTGCGCAGCGGGAAGCGGGGGATTGCGCCCTGCTCGACCGTGATCTTGGTCAGGTACTTGCGCATGAAGCCTTGGCGATTCGCCGTGATGTACAGCGAATCAGCCATGCGCTCGCCCAGAACGCGGTGAGCTTCGCCGTCGTTGAACGCAGCAGCGATGAGTTCCTTCGAAGCCTTCGTTGCTTGTTCTGCCGAAGCGAACACTGCATCGCCGGCGACTTGGCCGTTCGAAGCAGCTTGCACGAAAGCCATTTGGCGGTTGATGAGGTCACGCTTGTTGCTGGCGTTGATTTCGCCGTTGCGACCGATTGCACGTTCACCCGTCAGCGCGCCGTCGAAGCGATACTCGCTGGCTGCCACCATCGGCGTCTTGGACGCACGAACCTTAACTTTTGTACGCATCTTGATACTCCGTTTCGTGTTTTGTGATTAGCCCGGATGCGCGGTAGCGTTATGCTGAAGTGCGCGTCCGGACTAAGAAGCCTTGTTGGTTGCTTACGCAGCCGAGAAGCGGATGCCGAGGAACGGCACGTCTTGACCCGGAACGCCGATCACGTATGCGCCCGGAACTGCAACGCCGTTCGTGCCGACCGTGCCGAGCTTGAGCTGGCCGTTTGCGCCGACGACGATCTGATGCGATGCGTCCGAACCAGCGATCGCCCAGTTTGCCGACGAGTCGAATTCCGACGTCCAGATCGAGCCACGCGTGACCACGCCGATTTGGCCGACGTATGCGCCGACGTAACCGCCCGGTTGCACGTCGCCGAACAGCGCGCGAGCTTGCACGACGCTGACTGCGTACTTGTACGTGATGGTGACTTGGTTGCCAGCCGTGAGACCGGTCACTTGCTTGCCCGACACCGTCGGTGCCGTGTTGGCGGTGCCCGCCGTGTCGTCATGCAGGAACACTTGACCAGCCACCGGCGTGAGCGACAGCGTAACCACGCCCGTCACCGGAACCAGGAACTGTTCCACCTTGTTGGTGTACGATTCCGGGAACGGCAGTGCCGACGTACCTGCGAGAGCGAAGCCCGCGAAGATGTCGTTGGCAGCAACGCCAGTGCCCGGAAGAACGCCAGCAGCAGGAGCGCTGGCTGCGCGAACGAGTGCTTGACCTTCAGCGGTGAAGACTGCACCCGGAGCCGTCAGCATTTCCGTGCTGTCGACTGCTTTCGTGAAAGGAAGATACAGAGACATGTGTGCTTCTCCAATTGGAAGTTTTGCGTGCGGTCCAGCGTTAGGATTTAACCACTACGCTGGACCGTCACTATAAAAGTACGGATTGTGCAACCGCGCTAAAACCCGGCTGGGGATTAGGCGAACGGCAGCGGTGCTTTGCCCGACAGGATCGCCATTGCGGTGACCGAGTAACCGGTCTTCGCAGCGTTGATCTCACGGCGTTGGACCTTGCTTGCCGGGCGAGCCAGCGCAGCTTGGACCGAACTCGGTGCGTCGTTTTCGTCTTCGAACTCGTCGTCGAATTCTTCGTCTTCGCCTTCGGCCGTAACGAATTCCGGATCCGACGGTTCAGCGAACAGGTCTTCGTCGTCTTCGATCTCGCCGTCGTTGGTCATGTCGAGAGCGGCCGCGAACTGGTTACGCGTCGTTTCCGGCATGTTCACCAGCTTGTTTGCCAGCGTGAGAATCGCCTTCGCGTAGTCGACGCCCTTCGATGCGAACACCTTGCGCACGAGACGCGACGCGCCACGAACGCCAGCCGCTTCGAGTTCTTCTTCGAGCGATGCGCGCAGTTCGTTGCGTGCGTCCTTGAAGTACTGACGGTTGATACCGACAGCGGCGATCGCCAAGCACTGGCCGAGTGCTTCGTTCGACTGATGCGTGGTGCGACGGACAGCCGACGTGACCTTGGCAGCCTTCGCTTCGACGCGCTTGTTCACGACTTCGTTCTTCGCCACGTTGAACGTTGCGAGTGCGAAGCCCATCTTCTGCAGACCAGCGCGCAGACCGTGCTTCGACATCTCGACGCCCACTACGTCTTGGAACTGATCCGACAGATACACGTCGCCGTGACCGGCCTTGATCGCGCGCTTCTTGCCGATCGATGCGATGATGCGGTTGGCTTTGATGGCGTGCAGTTGCAGGCCGATCGATGCGAACACAACGTCGTCGCCTTCGTCGTCCGTACCGTCCACGTCGACCACCGACATGTCGTCGTCCGATGCCGGAGCGGCTTCGACTTCAGCTTCGCCTTCCGATTCATCTTCTTCCGAGAACTCGTCTTCGCCGTCTTCGTCGCCGAATTCAGCAACGACTGCCGAGTCCGGATCCCATTCTTCGTCGTCTGCTTCGAGCAGTGACTGGGGATTCGTGCCGGTGCCTTCTTCGAATTCGGCGCTGGCGTCGATTTCGTCTTCGTCGTCTTCGAGGTCTTCGTCGAACTCGTCGTCGCCTTCTTCCGAACCCGTCGTCAGGTAGCCTTCCGTCGGATCGATGTCGTTCGGCATGTGCTGCGTGTCTTGCAGACCGGTTTCGCAACCGTCGTCTTCAGCAGCCACGTCGTCGAGCGATGCTTCCGTTGCTTCGTCGGCCGGAGCCTCGTCCTTCGGCACCTTCTTGCCGAACGCTTCGGGAACTTCCAGCGCCAGAACCGGCTTCTTCGCGGCAGTGGTGTGCAGACGATTCGTCTTCTTGCTGTACTTCGTGTCGTTCGTGAAGTGCGTCGAACCTTGATCGTCCGTCGTGTCTTCCGGATCGATCAGAGTGTCAGCCGTTTGATGGTTGAGCAGCGGCTGCTTGGTGACGATCGCCATAGATTCCTCGCTGAGATGTTAAGAAACAAGTTTATGAAGGACCGGTCCTAACTAAACTCGCTCAGCCATTAAAATGGCGATTGCGGGAACTGTGGGTTTGCAGGTTGCAGGGGGTGGGATTGTGCTGCGTGGTCAGAACGACCGAGGGGTTTGTGCTGCGCGGATTTGAAGCCAGAACGTCAAAAGCCCCGCCGGACTGGGATGTCGGGCGGGGCTGTTTGAACTTCGTGGTGGAACAACTGTTACTTGACGCCGAAGTGTTTCTCGAACACTTCTAGTAACGGCGGGTAGATCTTGATGCCGCTGGTCTTGAACTTCGGATGCATGAACGCAGCAAACGCTTCCGCGAAGTACTCGTACTCATTCTCAGCAGCGTACTTGGACAGTCTGGGTTGGATACCGCCCGGTTCTCTCTTCTCGCGGACATACGCGTTCCGAAGCATCGTCGGGTTTTCACCGAACGTCATCAACGATCGGACCAGACCATGACCGAATTCGTGGCGTACCGAATCGTTCATGTACGCGCCCGCTATTGCCCATCCACCGGGTTTGAGCACCGGACTGTCACCGAACTTCTGGCCAGCAGCCAGAGACACGATTCCGTAACCGTCGTGATCCTCAAACAATCCACCTGCATCCCAACCGTTGGCAGGGAACGACTTACCCTTTATCAACTTGATCTCGTGGACGTTTATGGACTTGCGGGGAACCCCGCGAGCGTACAGCGATTGTACTGCCTTATCGATCTCGGCAACTACCAGCCCGAATCGGCTGGCAGCAATCGCGTTGTCCACGTTGTAGATGGGAATGCCGTGCTTCTCGGCGAATTGCGTAGCAGCCGGATGCGGACCTGCGGCGTTAATGAGTCGCGCCGCAGCATTGAGCTTGACCATGCTAGCCTCCGGTGTTGGCCCACGGATCGAAGACTTCGTCGGACAGAGCAGGAGCCCACGCCGGGTCAGCAACGATGGAACATTCGATCGGCTGAATGCCATGAGCGTTCAGGAACGCCAAATGCGACGAACCGTCGAAGTCACGGTACTGTTTCCAGTTGACGTTAGCCGGACTGGAGATGTGACCGCACACCCGCTTGCTGCTGCATTCCTGTCCGCAGTAGCCGCACGTGAAGTAATCGACCAGAGCTCCCATCGAGTAGGTGTTGATTTCCTTCGTCAACACCTTCTGCGCCATGTCGGGATACTTGTTCTTGTCGATTGCCTGCAACCCCATGACCTTCCACAGCTTGCCACCACCGTAGCCCGAGACTTTCGTCAATGCGGCGTCGAGAATCACGCCATAGGCTTTCTCGTGAACTTCGTTGTCGTGCTCGAGATGGACAGGACAGCCAGCCCACGCTTTGTACGCCATGCGATTGGTGGGCGGCGGCTGGAACTTCGCGAGCTCCGTGGCCGGGAACGCGATGCCGTTACGATTCGGAATGTCCGACGGGCAGATCATCGTGTTGACAATGATGTAGTCCTCGATGCGCGGGCTGATCTTGTACAGCTTGGCAGCGAACGGCAACCACGTCTCGTAGTCGAGGCCATTCATCCGACCCATTTCCTTCTCGGCTTCGAACGTCTCGAGTGCCTGTGTTACCGGAGTGTCGACTGCGTTGGTGTTCAGTGCATCCGCGATACCTTGTTCGTTGGCCCGCAGACGGTTCTTGTTGTACGAGACGCGATCGCGCTCTTGTGATTTGGACGTGGAGACGCCCGCGTTTTGAAACGCCTTCGGAACGTGTAGTGGCATGACCTACTCCTTAGCGTGCGACGATGTAGAATTCGCCGTCCGCAGCAAAGGTGATACGGATGGCTGCGAATGCGACCGCCGTCTGCACGATTGCGCCGGGTGCGACCACCGTCGGGCTGACCCAATGAACGCCCGCCTGAACAGCCGGATCCGGATCACAGGCCATGCCGATGTTCTGTAGCGTGCGATCTACCGTGACCGAGCTACCCACCGACTGGAAGTAATAGCCTTGGTCAACCTTATTCGAAGTCGTACAGTCCGCAGCGGACAGATAGGCAACATCACCGGCTTTCCCGGTGAGGCCTATCCACGAGATGAGGCCGTCGGGCAGATTACGCCCGCCGATCCCATCTACGCCGTTACGGTAGTAAGACCCACGATTACTCATGAGCTTAACTGCCATGTTGTTATACTCCAGGTGGATTACTCAGCCGCTTTGTCGTCGGACGGAGCTTGCTCTTGCTCGGCTTCTTGCTTCACTTCCGGGGGTGGGGTGGGAGCAGCTTCTTGCTTCACTCCGGGAGCAGGAGCGGGAGCGGCTTCTTGCTTCACTTCGGGAGCAGCTTCTTGCTTCACTTCTTCCTTTACTTCGGGAGCGGGAGCGGCTTCTTGCTTCACTTCCGGTGCCGGTTGCTCGACTACGGGTTCCGCGGCTTCTTCAGCAACCGGAGCTTCGTCAGCAACCGGAGCGGCTTCTTCAGCTTCAGCTTCCGGTGCCGGACCAGTCGGCACACCCGCAGCGACGCGCGCTTCGAGGATGGCTGCGTGAACGCTGGCGTCCGTGGTGTCCACGACCGACGTAACACCAGTCGACGCCGCCGGAACGACTACCGGCTGGATTTGCTTGCTCGTGTCGACGGCCACGACTTCTTCACCGGCGTTCGGATGGCCCGGGAAATCCGTGGGCAGTTCCGACGGGAAGGCCAGACCGTACGCGACCTTGTCATGCAGAAGGCCGAACTTGTCTTTCGCGAACTGGTACAGCGCGCTGAAGTCCGATGCCACCCACGCTTCGCCTTCGGACACGAGATGACCAGCTTCTTTGAGGGCGTCTTTGATTGCTTGATAGTTGAAGCTCATATCTACTCCTGAGAAAAGAAAGGGGAGTGCCAGTTTCCCGGCCTCCCCGTCAAATTACAGATTGTCGTCAGACGATCAGATGTCTTCGGACGGTGCGCGAACCTTAGCCTTCTTCAGAGCACCAAGTTCCTCGTTCAACTCGTCGAGGTTCATGATCTGAACGCCAGCCGCTTGCAGCTTCTTGATCATCCCGTTCACTTGCTGCATCGTGCCGTAATACGACAGCGAGTGTTCGGACAGCGCCCACTTGTACGACGGCCGCTTGAACTTCGGCGACATTGCAGTCTTCGTACCAGCTTGACCGAGCGGCAGTGCGATGTACGCTTGACCGTCCTGGATAATCGGATACGGCTTGAACAACATCTTGTCGTTCGACGCCTTGTGCGTCAGGCGATAGAAATTCACGATGTTGGCGTTCATTGCAGCTTTGTACGTCGCGTGGTGGCTCTTGATCTGACCGCTCTTCAACAGGGCGAGCAGCTCAGCGAACGCAGCCGGGATGTTCTGCTTGATGACCACCGGATCCGGACGCAGACCCAGCTCCTTCCACAGCTTCATCTGGTTGACCAGCGCCTTGTCGTTGACCACACGAGCGTAGTAGAACTGCGGCGTCGGGCGGAAGCCCACTGCCGACAGCGCTTGCATCGCCTTGTGATTCGACTCGTCGACGATGTAGTCGAGACCCAAGAAGCCGTTGACCAGCACGACTGCCAACTCGACGGACAGCGCGGACTTGGTTTCTTCCTCGCGTACCTTCTTCTGTTGGACAACCTTCTCTTCCTTCTCGCGCTGAATCTGCTCCTTGATGCTCTTGCGCATCGGCCGCCACTTCTCAGCCGGAACATCCACCGGATCGGCGATGTTCTTAACACCCACGCTCTTCAGCAGCTGATTGCGGATGTCCTTGGTTGACGTTTCACCACGGGTCACCAAGAAGCACTGCGACTTGCGCACCGTCATGGCATAGCCGTTCAGCAGGTTGACGCTGATAAACGGATTGGTCGGGCTGCACTTCTGCACGTACCCTTCGCCAAACTCGGTGTGGACCAGACGACCCGACAGGGCTGCCGCTTGAGCTGCGAGTTCTGCAGCCGCTGCGTCCGTGCCGTTTTCTTCCTCTTCACCACCGTTGGTGTCGTCGTCCTCGTCGTCGCCATTGCTGGACGACAGATTGAGGTACTCGTCGACGCGCACCAGACCCATTTCCTTGGCGTTGTAGATGTCGAGACCCGGAGCATACGGGACACGCTTCAACAACTTTGCATCTGCCGGAACCGGGGCCACCGGGATCGACTGCTTGACAGGACCCGAACCATGCTTCTCGATGTACGCTTGCTTGTACTCCTCGTAGTCGCGGTTCCGCACATCTTCGTACTTCGCCTGTGCAATGGCGTACGACTTCAGGCCGGGGTTCTCGTCGGTGCCATCACCATGCCACGAGTTGAAGTTCCGGATCGACGGCAGCGACATGTTGATGATTTCCACGTCGGGAATCGTCTTGAACTCAGAGTTCTCGGCGTTTTCGAACTTCGCCGCCGCGATCACCTTCGAGATCAGACGTGCTGCCTTCGTGATATCGATCGTGTGGTTAGCCACGATAGTATCGAAGAAGATTTCCTTGCGGGTCTCTTCTGCCTTCAGTTCCGGGCGGTTGATACGGCTGTTACCTTGCTCCAGCGTACCCGGATTCCACACACCTTCCGTACGAATCAGGCGCGAGGCGAACTGGAAGTTGAGGCCGGTTTCCATGGACGACGAAACACCAACCATCCACTTGACCTTCGGATCCTTTTCGAACTTGGAACCGTCTTCCATCTTGCGGGCGGCCTTATACAGCAGACCACAGGCACGCATACGCGGGCTGGCACGTTCCCACAGTTCTTCAGCCGACTTGATGTTGTTCGTGAAAATCAGCACCTTGCCGGGGAACGGACCGTAGGCTTCCAGCTGACCGGTATCGCCGTTTTCTTCTTGACCACCGAAGATGTGGGCTTCTGCACGACGCAACACTGCCAGTGCCTTCGGGCTGATAAGATCGTCGCCCTTCAGCAGGTTCTTGCCCACGTCGTCACGACCTGGAGCGATCAGGAAGGTTTCGAGGCGCTGCAAGTACGGACGCAGTGCGTTCTCGACGCTTTCACCTGCGCTTTCGTCCGCTGCATCTTCTTCCTCGTTGTCCTCGTCAACGATCTCGTCGCCGTTGTCTTCGTCGTCATCCGACTTGACTGCGGGCTTCTTACCAAGACCCAGGAACTTCTGCAGGTTCTTGTTGCCCTTCTTGGCCTTCTCGGTGATCTTCTCAACCGTGTCGTCCAAGATGTCGTTGTACAGATTCTGCTGAGCTTCGGTCAGCTCAACACCACCGAGCCATTCGCGCTTGGTAGGCAAGAGGGCAGCCCACTCCTTACGCATAGCCTTCGCATACACGATACGGCCTTGGATGCGCTGCTGAATCTTCTGCGGTGCGTCGTCACGCCACTTGACCACGCGACCACCCCGAACCACTTCGCCGTACGTCTCGTTGAACTTGTCACGATCGCCGAACAGCGTCGGGTCCATCATGGAGACCTGCATTGCCAAGTCGGAAGGGCTGTCGTGAACCATCGTACCCGAAGCCAGACGCTTCTTCGGGATGTCGGTGATCAACGTTGCCGTCGACTTCGAACGCGAGGTAGCGTTCTTGACCAAATGCGATTCGTCCAGTGCGACGTAGCCGAACTTGAACTGGCGCAGGAAGTCGATGACCGGGAACACTTCCACCGGCGTCGTGCCGTAGCACACAGACTGCTGACGGTAAGCCAAACAATCGTACTCAGCGACAACCACCGTGTTGCGCGGAGCCGCTTCCAGGATAGCCCGCAGACGCGCCCAACCATTCTGGCGGATAGCAAATCGCGAGATGGCTACGACGTTGAGCTTACCCTGCGTGAAGTACACCACTTCCTTCACGTAGTTGGCGACCAAGTGGCCCGGACACAGGACCAGATACGGGTTGCTGCGATTGGCCTTGATCTCGTACAGGATGTCGGTCAACAACAGGATCGATTTGCCGCCACCAGCTTGAACCGGCAGCATTGCGAAGTCCGGGCTATCTTTCAGCAGATTGCGCACCTTCGACTGGTGCGGCAAGAAGCCAATCTGATCGGACAACAGCGGGATTGCAGGCGGCTTCCAGTTCGGATCCACTTCCTGATCGATGGCTGCCTTGCGGTTCGCCACGTCCGATGCGCGCAGACCCGGCATGTCGTCGGTGTACTTGGCGATCAACACGAGCCACGGCATTGCCTCGATGACGGTAGCCACGGAATACTTGTTGTACACCGGATCGATGTTGTCACGAACCGTTGCCTCGACTTGCTTGAAGTAGCGAGCCAGCGTACGGAACGGGCCAAAGCCGATGGTGTTGATGTCGGCGATGGTGATGCGGTCTTGCTCTTCGAGCTTCTTGTAGGCCAGAACCGCGACCTTGAACCAGTCTTGCGGACGCTTGGCATCTTCGAACTGACGTTCAAGAACCGGACCCAACTGCAGACCTTCCAGATCGGTGGGGATCGGGGCCAGCGACGACGCGGGGCAACCAGCGGCTTCACCCATGCGAGTCATCAGATCGATGAGTTCCAGAGTAACGACCGTGTCGTCCACCAGATTGCGGATGTGGGTGACGTCAGCAGCGCGGAAACGCGTGAGGTCCAGCACTTCCATCGCACCATTCGTCATGGTGTACGCATACTTCAGGTTCACCCAGTCAACCAGAACCGGCATGTTGACCGGCAGGTTGTTCTTCAGGTTCGCGCCCGAAGACATGGCCTGAGCGCCTTGGTTGATATCGAACAGACAGAAGCTGCCGTCTTCACGCGCGCCCGCTTGCGTGTAGCGATCTTCGTAGTCGATCGTGGTAGTCTTCGGCAGTTCCTTCGGCAGGTAGAACGGCGTGCCCTTCGGACCGATCGAGATGTTGTTCTCGTTGATGCGCGCGTCCGCGGAATGCGTAGGCGGCAGCGTCATGGCGATCTTCGAGATCGGGAAGCTCGTCATCGGAGCCGGGCCACGTTCGCCGTAGGTCGTCTTGACCCATTGGAGCAGCAGCGGATACAGATCGATGTCGCGCAGTTCCGTCCACGGCGTGGTTGTCAGCTGCTGTGCTTCTTCCTTCGTGATCTTGAAATCCGCGAAGATGATGCCCAGATAACCCTTGGTCTGCACCCGGATGCCGAGCAGCGTGGACTTCAGCTGGAGGGCTTGATCGGCCGGCAGACGCATTGCTTGCACTGCACGATCAACCGAGATCACTTGGTCGCGGATCTCGTCGGGACTACCTTCTGCGGTCAGCTTGGACTGGAACTCGCGGAGTTCGCTGATCGTTTCAGCAGTCGGCTCCGGCGGGTTCTTCATCTTGTTCCCACCAAGGAACCAGTTCGACAGGAATGACATCGCGCCCAGACCGTTCGACTTCGGGCCACTATACAGCGGGACGCTAACGACGAAGTGCGGGTTCTTGGGGTCGAGCACTTTCTTCAGACGCAGATATCCGTACGGAGTAACTTCTGCCAGCGCCTTCGCCGCCGCCTTACCCTTGACGCTACCGAACTTCGGGTCGTGCGCAAGCGACGGGAAAAGTACGGAAGCCCAGAGCTTCGTCATGAATGCCGACGGCGAGCCAACGTATCCCTTGTTGTAGACGAACAGAAACTTGTTCTTCCACTCGCGCTTCGGAAGCATCAGATCTTCCGGAATCACGAGATTGGTTGTTGGGCGGAGTTCAGCCATAATAGATGACCTTGTTATGTTGATGTTTGGTAACTGTTCCACGTTTCATGTGGGTCCTCGCGGCTAGTTGAGTCAACGCGCACAATATCTGCGGTTCACGGCTAAAATTGCAAGATGCTAAGACACGAACGAAGAAAGGGTTCCCCGAGATTACTAACCCGGGGAACCCTGCCTTGTGACTTACCACCTATTTACTAGCACGCCCGGAGTTACCACTATCATAACATACCCGGTGTTGCGTAAAAACAACGCCTACTTGGTGACAGGTGCGACTGCGGGAGCCACTGTGACCTCTTTTTGGACGTCCTCAGCGAGGCCCACAACCAGAGCCGCCGACGTGGCAACCGGCGACGGGACAGCACCAGCTTTTGCAACCGCCGCGAGTGCAACCTTTTGCAGTTCCGCTTCTGCCAGAGCCACCAGTTTGTTGAGCATCACCGGATTCTTCTTCAGGAGATACTTGTAACCGACGGCACCAACAGCGATGCCGACACCGAACGCCGGGACAGCCACGATAGCTTTCCACAGTTCACTAGCCAACGACAGATAATCCATTTGATACTCCTCTTGCGTTATTGTTGCCTCAGATGAGGCGATGGGTGGTGCGAAGTGGTCTCATCGCGCGCAGTAGGGGCATCCAACACACGTCCAGTACGAATCGTTCGATTTCTGCTTTGGACGGAGTGTGGTTGGTAGGAAGATCCGGATACATCGGACAGTGGATGTCGTACCCCACGACCCACCGATCCTTCATGTTGTCGGCGTAGTCGTTTTCAACGAAGACGTCGAGGCCGTGCATCAGGCGCTTGGTGTAACGACCGTTCTTGCGTACCAAATCGAAACGCGGGAACGGGCTTTCAATCAACCACTTAACAAACGACGGGTCGGTGTTGAGCGTATGCGCATACACCGTGAGCACAAACCCGCTTTCCGTAGCAGTCACGCGCCGATGAGTAGCGCGCAGCGTAAGCGTGCGGAAGAAGTCCGTGATGTTGACGAAGTGCACGAATGCACGACGACGCTCGCGCAGGAAGTCGACGATCTGATCGTTCTTCGACTCGTGCAGGTTCTGGAACGGATACACGCCGCGCTGAGCACACAGATGAATGTACTCTTTGATGACCGCACCCCAATCCTCCGTGGGGTCGGCACCCATCACAGTCTTATTGACTGCAGCAGCCCAGTCACTGGCGTTGTTCTGATTGAACGCCAACGGGAACGTCTGCGTCGTGGGGCTCCGGCCCTGTGCCAGAGCGTCGACCCCTAGATTCGAGAGGAAAGGATGGGCCATGTCAGTTTGCCTTCAGACGAGCAGCCGCGTTCACCTTGACTGCAGCCAGACTGCGAATCACTTCGCCATCGTCCAGAAGTGCCGACTGGTCCGAGTTCACGTCGAGGCCAACGTCGTCCGGTGCTACACCGTCGTCCAACGTCGAGTCTTGCACTTGCTGTTGGCTGGAGGTACCTTCCGGTGCTCCGTCGTTCAGCACCAGATCGTCGGTCGTCGTGGTGTTCGGGTCGTACTCGCCGTCGAGAACCTTCTCAGCGTCGGTATGCTCGGATGTGGCGTTGACTTCGTCCGACTCGGCCAGCATCTCGTACATAACGGCTTCGAACGTCTCGTGGTCGAGGTTGACTGCGCCAGCCAGCGCATGTACCTGATCGTCCGTCGGCGTCGGATTCACTTTCAGAAACGCCGCGATCAGTTCTTGGAGTTGCTGCTTATCCATGGTTGTCCTTTATCGGATGTTGGCAAACCGCTTGCGCAGAGCCGCGATGTCGTTGGGTACGCGACCCGACGGCTGATACTCGGTCACTTGCTTGCGGATGTCGGCGAACAGCTCGTGCGCCGTGTGGCCCTCAGCGTCAAATCCGCCGGCAAAGCCTCGGGTGCGGAAGCTGAACAGCAGCATGTCTTCGTCGTCGAGCGTCAAGTCGAGCTCGGCTTGGATCTTGCTGCTACGCCACAGGATGCGTTGTTCTGCGTGGTCCTCGTCGGTGACGAAGTGGGGGCCGATGATCTTCTTGATGGCAGTGAGTGCCACTCCGGCTTCATTGCTGTCAGCCAGGAGGCGCATTCCCGCGTGGAGTTTTACGGTCATAGTCGTGGTGGTTTGGTTATCGGGAACGCGCTCGGAATAGATGCCGATGACGCTTATCGTGGCAGCCCTGACACAGAGTGATGAGGTTAGCCATCGTGGTGGTCCCGCCGTTGGACAGCGGGATGATGTGATGCACTTCGGTGCCCGGCTTCAGGCAGAAGACGCCACTAGTCATCGAGCGGCACTTACCACCGTCTCGCTTCCAGACCTTGTCGCGGATCTCCCACCATCCAGCCTTCACGGAGAACCCGTTCGAGGTGTTATACGTATCTCGCCGGATCTTGGCGATACCGTGTGAATTCCTGCGCCCCGAACGGGCTCTACGTTCCCACATTGCTACGCTCCTTACGAGATGACTGCCGGTGCAGCGGCGATGATCTGGGTGTCAGCCACGCCATTGAACGACGGCGTGCATTTGGCGCGGAACGAACCGGCCACCGCATACGAGTGTGCTTGCGCTGCGTTGGTCGACACCGTTGCGGTGACGCCGTCGCCGAAGTCCCAGAAGTACGAATCGGCCGGGCCGTTCGTTTCCGTCAGCGTCCAGGTGACAGTCGCCGGGTGAGCACCGGTCAACGGCGAGCCAGCCATCGTTGCGCTGTATCCAGCACCCTTGACTGCGCCAGCGATCGCGTTCGGCATTTCACCGGGATACGCGAAGCCGTATTGCGCAGCGTTGCGGTTGAACGGGACGCCCGCAGCGTAGCACGCGCCAGCCGCGTACTGATCATACGAACCGTCGTCGATGCCTTGCCATGCCGAACCTGCAGACGCCGGAAGAGCTGCCGCAACGATAGCGGTCTTGGCTTGTGCGTACGTGATTGCTGCCATGATGATTTCCTTTATCGAGTGATACGTTCAAATTGCAGGATTAGAGTGGTCTTACTGCGATTGCTGATCGGGCGTGGTGGTTTGACTATCATCAGTCGAAACCACCGTTGCACCGGACGGGACCACCGTGGACACCGTGGAACTGGTGACCGTCGTCGAGGCAGCCGGATTGTACTTGTTGGACACCCAGTTGTTTGCCACCTGAGCTCCAGCCCACACTGCCATGTAAAGGCCGAAGTAGTTCTCGTCGATCTTACCGTTCAAGGCCAGATAAACGATCAACCATGTCGAGACAATCAGCGCCACCAGCTCACCCATCTTGTGGACGGATGGTTGGTGCGTGCGGGGATCTGTGATGAGGGCGCGTAGATCGAAGTTGTCGCGCTTGGCCTGAATAGACCAGAGCACGATTAGGGCGAGCAGTGCGATGATCAGCAATACAAACGCCATCGGATTGTTTAACAGCTTGATGAATGCAGCCCATATTGCTGACATGATACTCCCCGCTAGATTGGTCATCTTTGTTTTGTTAGCTAAGACCTCGCAAGTAACCCGGACCATAACGACCCCACATCGAGGCGGGTGTGATGGTGATACCAACTGCACCGATAGCGCCAGCGCGCAGACGACTCGGATCCGCAGAACCGTCACCGCCAGTGTTGCCCTTGATGATCAGATTGACCTTGATCGACTTGAGCTCGTTGTCCAACTTGGATTGGATCTTCGAAGCCGCGTTGTCGAGGTACTGAGTGCGGTCCACATCCAGCGTGATAGCAGCGCCTTGGAAGTTGAATGCTTTCTCGCCTTCCGCCAGATACTGCGATTCCAGCGCCGACAACTCAGCGCACATCAACCAGTATTCACGGATGACGCCGAGTGCATTCGTGAATGTGAAGCTCGTGAACTGACCGTAGGCACCATTGAACTGGTCGGCACCCCGACGCAGCCATGTGAGGATCGTCGGCGTCGAGTAGATCAGGTCTGGAGCACCGTACAGCGTGGTGCGAGCCTTCGATACTTTGGCTTTCACATCCGAGATAGCGCTCATGATCGACGGGTTGATAACCCAGAAATCAGCCGACTCCTGATACACCATCGCTGCGTTGGTGCTCGCCCAATACTTCCACACCATCTGGTATGGGACCAGTGAGACTTCCATCTGCGATGTGTCGATAACACCTGCGTAATACCAGCCGTCCGCAGTACGCTCGAAGTCGGTGATCTGCGACGGCGGACTGAGCTGCGTGCCACCGCTCCACAGTTCGACCGTCACGTTGTCGTACGGACGATCCACAACGATCGATACCGTAGCCGGTACACCCTTGAGCTCGACGGAAGGCTGCGTTCCCAGCGGAACCGTGTTCAGGCCAACGACGCGGATGCCTTCGAACTGGAAGAAGGTGTTCTGTCCTTGCAACCCGGTTGTCGGGTCAGGTGACACACCAATCGACTGCGGCAGTTCCAACGTGTATCGCAGCTGATACCGCTGACCATCCAGCGACGGCGGAACGGTCGACGGAATGCTGATAACAGCTTTGCCGATCACGGTGTTGCTCAGACCGTTAGACTGGACGTTGTACTCGTAGGCGTTACCTGCGGCGTACACTGTTCCGTCGGAAGCCAGAAGCTCCCACGTAACGAACCCGCCCCGCGGATCGATGGTCGGCGGGAAGCTGAAGATTGCAGTACCGATTGCGGCCTTACCTGCTTCTACCTCGTCCACCAGATCCTGATACGCGTCTGGGTTCTGCGTGGTGTACGGCACGAACTCCTTGTCGGCAGCAGTGACCACACACGACACGAGGAACACTCGGGCGTTGGTGGTGACCGTCAGCTTGAAGCCGTAGCTCGTGTTGTTGACGCCGCCGGACAGCGCGATCAAGACCTGCGGGCTTATCCCACTGGTGATCATAGCCGTCAGAGCGGGTGTGGACTGAGGACTCAGAGTTCCGGCAACGATAGTCGAGATAGTCTCGCCAGCGTTCAGCAGCGACGTGATGTCGGCCAGAACCACCGTGTCCTGCACAGTGTCCTTGAAATAGACGAATGGGGCGGCCATCATTTATCCTTTGCCAGTCGCCGGGCAGCGTTCAACTTGACGGCGCTGCGTGACTTGACTTGTCGTTGCCCTTGTACCGGAATGGTGGGAGGCACCGGATCGATACCAATCCGAGTGCCTACGTCGCCAGTGGGAACCTCTTCAACTGCGGGACTCACACGCGGCAACGGTTTCATCACTGGTCCCTGTTGCCTTCGTTGAGCAAGTTCACAACCTTGCGCAGTTGGCTGTCGTTCAGACCGAAGCGGTCGGCGAGGAACTCAGCATCGTGGTTGTTGACTTCGCCACGCTCGGCCACGTTGATGAGCTCGAAGCTGATCTTCTGGCGGCTGATCTTCGCCTTGAGCTTGGCCTTGCGGCTCTTGTTCAGATCCTTCTGGAACAGCGCCTTGACTTCTTCGTACAGCGGATACTTGATCTCGTCGACTTGCTCTTGGGTGGTGCCCTTGCGCAGGATGAACGTCAGGCTGTTCGTGTCGAAGTCGATGCGGCTGATGAAGTCCTTGTACGTGAACATCGTCGGCGTGATTTGCGACGGTTCCATGCGCAGTTGGGTTGCCAGCGGGATAACACCCAGCGACGTGCTGAAGTCTTCGAGGTCCAGCAGATGGCTGATAGCCTTCACTGCTTCGCCAGCGCTTTCCACTTCGGTGCCGCCTTCCTTCATCAGCTGCGCGGGCAACTCGAACTCGTGGTTGACTTGCACCTTGACGCCAGCGCCGACCGTCCACTGGATGCTGATGTACAGATGCGGCGTGGTCTTGCCTTCGTCGTTGGTCGCATTCTGCAGCATGATGTAGTTGGTGAACACCAGTTCCTTCGCCGGGCTGGTATTCACGTACATGAACTGCTCCGACTGCTCGAACATCACGTGCTCGGAGATTTCCTGCATGATCGCTTCACGGTACTTCATGAAGGTCTTCGGTACGTGTTCCGACGCCACCGAGTTCAGGAAGCCCAGAACTTCCTTCAGCTGCGCACCGACCTTGTCCTTCAGTTCCTTGATCGCGCCGATTGCGTTGTTGTATTCCTTGCCGCTGCGTTCCGGAAACTGCATGGCAACCTGCGTCTCGACAGCTTGCAACATGCGATGCTTCTCATACAGATCTTCGGACAGCGCGTACTGCTCGCGCAGCTTCGTGATGTTCGGAATCACAAACTTCGGAAGTTCCGGGTCGATCTTGCGCTTCAGGTGAGTCTTGGAACCACCGGCCGGAGTGTTGATGTTGAAGGAAAAGCCAGCAGCCGATACTTCCATCGCAGCCTTCACGAAAGCGCGCGGACGTTGCAGATAGGCCAGAGCCTGTTGCTGAACCTTCACGAGCTGACCCAACTCGTCGATCTCGTCACGCATCGTGTCGAGGAAACGGGTGACGTCGTCGATGTACCGGAACTTCGGCAGTTCAACGGCGCACACGCGGGTTGCTTCCGTGTTCATGTTAGCGCGAGCCTTTGTCTTGGTATTGGAGGGGTTCTTGCGTTGGGCAGCAGTTGCGGTGAGGCGTTGAGCGGCGTTCGTGGCCATGTTTAGTTCCTAAGTGTAAGTCGGTAAGCACCCAGTCAAATTGTCGTTACGTCCGACGTGGGCCTGTTACGTTGTCGCGAATCATCTGCGTGGTTGCGTCCTTGGTCATGACACGACCACGACGTGGGAGTATGCGATACAGCTCTTGCGGTTGGATAACCCGCACTTGAACTTCCCACCCAAGAACCGCGCGGTTGCGACTGTTCCATGGGTTACTGTTCTGCACCAGAAGAACCTTACCTAGCTGCGACTCGACGATAACGTCTTCCGAGTCAATAGCCGGGAGGTTGGGACTAACGATGATCTGGAACGGTTCCATCTGTTCCAGCAACGCCGTATCTGCGCTGGAGCCACGCCGTGGGAACTCGAAGTACACGGACTCGGTAGTCAGGTTGAACTGCATCTCGAGATGGGTGAACGAGAAACCTGCCGGAACGCTGACACTAACAACGTGCGGGCGTCCATCACACTTGCTGAGTAGCTGTGTTGTGGACGTCAGCGCCTGTCCATCCAGCAGTATCGGTACGTTGACCACGTCAGCCATGTTCCACAGGCGGAAGGCATCGACGCCGATAGCACCGCGCGGAAGGATCACGATCACCGAGAAGCCGATGGTGTGTGCAACCCACGGACGCTTCAACATGTCGATCTCGCCGTGTGCATCCATCTGCATGTCGGCAACCGTCAGTACTTGACGATGCGCATGGTACGGAGTGTATCCGCCGACAAAACCGCTGCCGAAGCAGACGGGGCAACTCACGTCAGAGTAACCGAAGGCACTGGCGTCGAAGTCACCGACCATTGCGTCGAGATCGAGATCCGACACCGGACCGTTGTCACCAAAGCCCTCGCTCACCACGTTGTCAGCAAACCCAAAGTCATCGTCCGGCGTAACGATGTCGAACACACCTTGGTTCTTGTTGACTGGTGCGAACGGACTAGTCTGTGTGGACGGCACTCCGAGCTTTGCTTGATCTTGATTGTACGGCGTGATGTTGAACGAGAAGCTACCGTTGGTCTTGGCTGCACCACTCGGTGCCGTCAGCAACTCGTTGATGTGACCTTCGGAGGCCTTCCCTTGTTCGTTCAGCAGACCATTGATCTGCTTCTGGCTGCTCTGACAGTTGCACTTGCGACCAGTCTTGAGATTGGTGTAGTGAACTGCCGCGATACCTTGGACACGGAACGCATCGTAGTATCGCCGCTGCTGGATCGGGATGATCTCGTTGACTGCCTTCTCGGCGACGTCAGCCGCCCGCGCATTGGCAGGTAGCAGACGGTTGTTACTACGCTCGCGCACCGGCATATGGTCCTCGATCTGGTTGAATATTCATGGCGTAAAATTGCCCCAGAAACGCAAAAGGGCGCAGACCAGTTAAGGAATGCGCCCTCGTTGGATATGATGAACTACTCGTAGACTCGCACGGCCTGTCCCGTTTCAAACAGCAAGATTTCCTTGGCTTTCCGACAAGCATCTTCCACATGAGGGAAGACATGCTTCTCGGACAGGAAGGTAAAGTCACGCTGCTTCCGGTCAACATACACTTCGCCACCGATCGTGACCTTCACGTAGACGGTGCGTTTGTGGTTGTGAGTTACCAGCGATGTCGGCTGGAACTGGCGCGACCATGTTGCAGGAAGGTGTAGCTTCCCGACAATCTCCCGCATGTGATACCACGCGTTTGCATGGACGGAATCCCGGGACCGGTTATGTGTCTCGTCTTGCATCATATCGTTATTCAAACCTTCGTACAGTGAGGCCACGTTCTGCAAGGAATGTCACACCCGCGACATCCTTGTACAGTTCATCGTAGACTACTTCTGAGATACCTGACTTGTGGATTTGTAGGGCGCACTTCAAGCACGGGCTCAGCGTCACGTACAGACTGGCGTTCAACGCAGAACTGGTGGACCGCGCAATCTTGCTCAATGCGTTGAGCTCGGCGTGCGCTGCTTCGGGACGCGTGCGCATCTTCAGATACAGACTTCCACACTCGTGCCGCATCATCTGCGGATACTCCATGCAGTTGTCCATACCTTCGGGCATTCCATTCCAACCATACGCAAGAATGTTTTCGTCTTTCACTATCACGCAGCCGACCTTGTGGGTCAGATCGTGACTACGCTCGGCAACCCGGTTGGCGATGTCGAGGTACATGAGGTCGTCTTCGTATTTGTGTGCCATAGCAGATACCTTTGTTAGATACCTGCTATTTACACTGGCCGGTGATGATCTTGTCGAGGGTAGATGCGGCGAAGGTGGTGAGCCGTGTTAGCCTCACCACCGATGACCGTAAAATTACGCCGGATTAGCCGCGATGAAGTTCTTCGCCGTGGTGTAAGCCGGATTCTTGGTGACTCCGTCTGCCTGAACCAACCCGTAAGTCGGGTCGATCATGCAGTATTGCATGATACACAGGATGCCGTACTTGTCCTTGAAGTTGGCGCTGTTGCGATACTGCGTCATCGCATTGGTGACGTATGCCGGTGCGTTACCTGTGTTGGACTGCCAGCCCCACTCAGTGAAGATAGTGGGAACGCCGAACTGATCTTTCAGCAGTTGCGGAATGTTGACGTTGGCCGGTCCACCAGCGTGCTCGATGTCACCACTCGACTCGTACCAGTGATAGGCAGTGAAGTCCCAACGCAGCTTCGGTTTACCCGTCGTGCCGTTGGGTTCCGTACCATTCCACAGCATGATGAGCGCACCATACGCCATCGGGATACCGATGTTGACGCCCACCTGAATGTCGGTGTTGATGCTCTTCACGCCGTCGTACATCCCACGCAGTACGCCGCGATACGAGGGCCACGTCGTCTGGCTCCAGTCCGACGGCTGACTTCCGTTACCACCAATCTTGATCGGCACGTCGAGCTCGTTACCGCACTCGATGTAATCGACCAGACCATTGAGCGAAGTAGCTACCGCCACACCCAGACTCTTCCCAAGGTTGTAGGCAGCCGTTTCCGTCATACCGGTCGTCCAACCTGCGGACACAGCGTTCAGTACCGGGATGAATCCGATACCTTGGTTGTAGAAGGAACCACCAGCCGACAACTGCGTCTTGATGACGTCGGCCATGAAGCCAGATGCTACGTCAGCACGATACATGGTGCAGCCGAGGTCCTTCAGGAAAGCGAGCTGCGACGCCTTCGAGTAGGTGGACCAGCTACCATCGGCGTAACACATGTGACCGTTCATGCCGTAGAAGATCTTCGCGGGCAATGCGCTTCCAACGTTGACAGTCGCGGATGCCGTGGCTGACGACGCCGCTACGTTGACGTTCCGTGCGCCAGCACCGCTGAGGCGTACTTGCTTGCTGAACGTACCGTCTGCTGCCGGGACCACCGTTGCCAACACTGTGGAACCGTCCTTGATCGTGACCGACGTCTGGTTGGTCGTACCCGAAACCGTACACAGCGAACCGGAGACCGCGTTGTTCAGCGGTCGGCTCATCGTGATGGTCGGTGCTGCCGGACGCGGATCCGTGGTGGCAACCCACGGAGCAGCCGTGTTCTTCACCCAACCGGTCGCGTTGTGACCGTAGATCACACCACCCCAATACACCAACTCGGTGAATGCGGTAGGCGAACCCGTGGACACCCAAGCACCATTCTTGGCTGCGTGACCTTGATCGACCGTCCAGAGGTTGCCCGACGCGTCGACAATCTTGGCGGCCGGAGGCGTCGTTGTGCCGTCTGCGGACATGTTGGCGATTACGGATACGACGGCCGACTCGCCTGCACTGTTGGTGACCGTCAGATCGACAGGGCCAACATTCGCGGACACATCGACTGACACAGAGAAGCTTGCGCTAGGCAGGACCACCGGCGTACCGGGTGCCGATGCTCCGACCTGAGCGCTTACTGATTGACTGGACGATCCGGTGATGTTCACCGTACCGCTTACGACACTGCCTGCAACCGGGCTACTGATAGATATCATACACTGCACTCCAATGGATTATGGGGGGTACGAGTGTGGGAAGGTGGGTGATTGTGTTTTGATTAGATACGACGCGTCCGCTTGAGCTGACGAAGAAGAGCCTTATCGCCGTAGTAATCAGCAATGCGCTTCGCCTTACTCAGATACGGGGCACTCAACAACGTGGCCTTCTGCTCTTCTGTACCCGAAAACTTGTACAGTGCGGTTCCTGCTACGAGCTTGAACGAATTGCCGGGCAACTCGTTGATGTCGAGGAATGCGATAGCCTTACCGTTCTTGGCGGTCGGGCATACTGCCAGACCAACCAAGATCTTCCCCTGCCACACTGCGGTTGCCGGTGTGATACCCTCGTAATACATCAGACGGGTGATGCCCCGATCACGCAGTTCTTCCGATGCTTCTTTACGCTGTTCAACGCGTTCTTTATGTTCTTCTTTCTCGTCCTCGGTCATGTAGGTCGAGTTGTCATTCGGATCGAACCGCAATGGGTTCAAGCCGACCTTGCGCATCCAGTCTTGCCAGTACGGACCGTGTCCCTTATGGTAACGCTCGGATGGGTCGAAGTCCGCGTGGTCGATTTCGGACACTGCCTGATGGCACATCTCGTGGAGGAAGATCTCGACGAAGAAGTTCTGCTGTGCGTTGTACAGACGAGGCGCGATATCCAGCACGCGCTTACCCGGCCACCAACGACCACGCAGTCGCATCCGATACGCATCTTGATCCTTGAGCAAGTTGAAGCGTGGTTCCTTCAACTGACCGCCGAACTTGTTGGTGTTCAGGTAATGCCACAGCAGAGCCATGAAGCGCTTACGGTATATCCGGTCGTCCTTCAGTGCCTTGGCTCGGCTGTAGAACTTGACCAGATTGTCAGGCAAATGCGTGACCGGGACATTCGCGTCGTCGTTGTCCTTAGCCCCTGGAACATTCGGATCCTGTGCCGGAGGAAGCTTCGGCTCTGGCGCGGGAGCCGGTGCCGGTGCCGGAACATGCGTCTCGATAGGTGCAACGGGTGCGACTGGAGCAGGTGCCCGACGCTTGGCGTTGCCTTTGGCATTGCGGAGCACCACCAGACTCATAGTGGTGCGCACGAGGATAGCGCCTTCCGTACCGAACTTCCACACTTTGCCGATCTTGATGCTTTCGGGCTTGCCAAAGTGCTTGATGAGGAACTGCTCGTTATACGTCGTGTAGTGGAAGCGGATGCGATCCTCTTCCGCGTTCTTGTAGCGAAGGCCATTGAACCCGAGCGACTGCAGGAACACCAACGATTGCTTCTCGTCGGCCATCGCCGCGGTTAAACGTGCGGCCGCATTGAGTGCGATTGTCATTCTATGCCTATCTGCGAAGATGATGACGAATGGTATCTACGGATACCTTGTCGTTGAACAGCGCGGTCACGCCCGGATGCAGCGGACTGGGCCAATTGCCGTAGGTGAACCACTCGGCAGCTTCGGATTCCCAGTTCAGGACCGGCTTGAACTCCTTCTCGACCACGACCAAGAAGTTGTAGTAGACGAATCCTGCATCCATGTTACGGTACGTGAGCATCGGGAAAACTCGATGCGCTCCGTTGGTATTGCCGCCACCGAAAGGCTTGCCTCCAGGCAGACCGGCTTCTTCGTTCAATTCCCGTAGCACCGTCTTCTTGGGAGTTTCACCACAATCGACAGTCCCACCGAACACACCCCACAGGCCCGGATCAGATACCTTGGAACTTCGCTTGTTGAGGAGCAACCGTTTGGTATCACGCGCCAGCACCAGACCACCGGCAGCCATAGACTTCCAGTAGTCGGTGTCTTGCAGAGGCTGCTTGAACAGCCCCTGCTCGGTAGCATCCGCGATCTCACCCTCGGTGAGCAGAAGGCGAGTGAGTGCAGTTAGCTTGACTGTCATAGGTGTCCTTATTCTTCGTCAGTGGAACCAGCGCCACCACCGACATCGAAGCGTTCGAGGGACTTCGGCGGTCGGAAGCCCAACTGACGCCAGAAGGTGATTTGGATGGAGGGGTCGATGTAGTTGGCAAGCGCAGTTGTCCCGGTGACTGACGTCCCGTTCGCACCACGGCGCACGTGATTGAGCGCTTTGCCGACGGCCATCGCCATCTTGTTGAACATGAGGGTTGCAGCGCGTTCGTCCTTCGGAAGCTTACCACTCTCGAAGAGCTTGTCCATCAGCTCACGGAACAGCGCAGTGCCACGGAAGGTACGCAGCTTGTGGACGGTCACACCTTCGGGCGCACCCAGACTACGGAAGTACGCGTTGACCGCGGCACCGCCAACTGGTTTGAGTCGTCCTGTTGGACTGGACACCGTGAACAGCCGATCCTTCGGTTGCTTGCCGTTCATCAGCTGCATCAGATTGGCGATCACGAATCGTTGCTGCGGATCGTTCTTCATCAGCTTGTGCATCGTAGGCACTGCGTCCTTACCGCGATAGCGCAGGATCACATTGCCTCCTTGATCGACGCTGACGTGACGGACCAGAAGCGTGGACACACCGAACGTGGATTGTCCAGCCGCAGCGTTACCCTTGGAACCGACGCGGGCGCTGAACTCGTACAGGATTTCCAGCACGGTAGCGCAGACGCAGCGCACGTTCTCGGGATCGAACTTCTTGACGTTGGCGAACCACTTCTTCTGCATTGAGTTGAGCTTCGGTGCCAGATCGGCGACCTTCTCAAACTTGGCGCGACTAGCGGCCTTCTTGAAGTCAGACGTGTAGAAGTACGGACCGGGGCCGCCATTCGAGCGGATGGCTTGGAACACGTAATGCTCGGCACCCGGCTGACCGTAATGCGCGTTCATTTCCACGCTCGGGAAGTTGGTTGCTTGCGGCACGCCGTCGATCAGATGACCGTCGTTGGTGTACAGCTTGCCTTGATCGTCCACCTGACCAGTGAATCCCAGCGGGAGCATGTGGTCGATGCCGTTCGCCAGCAGATATTGCAGGAGCTCTTCGTACGGAACCGTGCTGTGTCCGCTGTTACGGATGTACGAGATCATCGCGTTCTGCCACACTTCCCGGTGCTGTTTGCGATACGCCATGTATTGCTTATACAGATCCGGATGCATCTCCTTGGCGATCTTCGCTTCGTCCAAGGTAAGAGCTGTATCGTCGCGACCAACCATCTTCTTGATGAGTTGGCGCAACGCATTCGACGACTTCTTCTGTGTGCCGACTTCCGGAGCCATGCGCTTGCTGATGTACGGATTGTTCATCACGCCCGCGAACTTCTTGATCTTCTGCAGCGCGATCTCGGAGTCAGTGCGCAGATAGGCGCCGAGTGCCTTGAGCAGTTCGATTTCCTGACTGGTGAACCGTTCGTTGGCGCGGAAGTTCTGGAAGGCACCCTTCACTTCTTCACCGAGAAGCGCGAGTTGCTCGGCTTTGCTGCGACCAGCCAATGCCGCGTTGATGCTGTCTCGCAGAGCCGGCAGATCCTTGCCCCACTGAGCGACAGCAGGTTTGCCCAGATGCTTGAGCTCTTCAGCGGTTTCTGCGTCCGGCTTGCGCTCGGGTCCGTTCTCAACGTAATCGATGACGAGAACGTATAGTATCTCGAGAAGATTGACTAGCTGTGAAGCGGTGATTTTAGTTTGGTCCACGGCGGTATCCTGACGGTAGTATCAGGCGTAAAATTGCCACCAACGAACAAAAGGCCGGGCACTCCTGTTGGAATGACCGGCCTCATACTCGATAGATTACAATTAACCGAGTTCTTCTTCGTCGTCTTCTGCCTCTTCTTCCGAAGCGTCGTCGAAGCCAAACTCCTCTTCGTCAACCGCGTCGAACGCTGCAAACACTTCCGTCATCGGATCGACGATAACTTCGCCAGCGATGGCTTGAATGTCGGCGACTTCGTTCTTCTTGGCTTCGAGGTCGTCGTACAGTTCGTTGGTGCCGAACATGGTTGCGTAGATGTGGTCTTCCGGCGGCGTGAAGTTCGGGCCCTTCAGCACCTTGCCGTTGTCCGGGTTGATGATAGGCTGGCCGTCCGCTCCGAGCTTCGTGAAGTTCGAACCCATGATACAGGCCAGTACGCCTTCCAGCGGAATGCCGTACTTCAGCGCTTCCGAGCGGTTGTACACGTTCATGTCGCCAAGCCAGTCGGCGAGCATCACGAGGATCTGGCGATCCAGTTCCGTGGTGCCGTCTTCGTAGGGTTCAGCCGAGTTCTGAATCCACTGGAACACTTCCGGTGCCAGCTTTGCTGCACGCTTGCCGTCGACGCCGTTCGCCACGAGATGCGTGAGGATGCCCGACTCGGAGTAAGCCGAGGTGTCGAGCGACGCGCCGAACATCTCGCGGAGTTGCATGACTGCGTGGATTTCGTAACCCTCTTCCATTTCCTGCTTGAGCGTTTCCATGAAGCCAGTCATGCGCTTCAGCGGGCTTTCGTTCAAGCCGTCGAGCGTCGGGTACTTGTTGACCGGGAGGCTGTACATCTGATTCTGCTTGATGATCTGCCACATGAAGAGCTGGCCGATATGCAAACCGGTCGATGCGAATTCTGCGGAGGTCGAGCCGACTACGTGTTGGTATTCTTCGATGTTCATGATACGGATCCTGTGTGTTGGGAAGGGTAGTTTTGTTTGGTTGCTACACCGTTTATTTACTAGCCTTCCCAGACTTTGCTTTTGTTCGCTGCGCCTCGTTCTCAGCGTCGATGTCCCATCGAAGTCCCTCAGCCGCCGTGTCGGTCACCGGGTACGCATCGATGAGTTCGTAGTCACGACCCTTCGCATCCATGTCCGACATGAACCTGCTCAACGTATTGACGAGCCTCCGGCGCTGGACAGGTTCGCCAGTTGAAGAATTGATCTGCGAGTAGAGAACCAGAAGTTCCATAAGAATATTCCTCTATTCCCTGCACTGGACGCTGCCTGAGATTCCGTGCATGATTAAGTGGTTGGCGGTTTGATCGCTCACTACTAGAAACGTCCACCGGCCCTTCACCACCCGTACCCCCTGATAGTAGAAGTGATGGGCGACTTCCAGCTGAACCGACTGTGACGACAGGTAGCGGGCGATACGGACTTCCATACGAACTTCGTCGAAGGTCACCGGCACCGGAGCGGACGCCGGTTGAACGGAGGTTCGACCCTTAGCTTGAGCCATCCGGTCAATGTACGGGGACGGTGGGAAATCGGGAATGTCGTCGTAGTCGTTGTAGTTCATGGCGTTTTGTGTAGGAGGAGAAGAGTGTAGGTCAATTCATCGATGTAGGAGACTAGCTCACGGAGCAACTGGTAGATCTCTTCAGGTTCGGCGAACCCCAGTCGCCCATTGCCGCGACCCACTACCAAGCGATACTGATTGCCGTCTAACACTACGTATGCTGAAACGTCAGTCCTGACCCCAACGTTCGGGATGCGGAAGGTGCGAACCACTGGATAATCCTTCGGCGACTTGCTGGGACTGACGGTAATCTGAATTCGGTGTTCTTGTTCCCGCGACATGACCAACTCCTAGTGAGTAACAACGTCACCGTGAAGGAACTTCCAAATGTCCGACAAGTCATGCAGCGCAACCGGGTCACCCCACTTGATCGTGGTACGCATGAACGCGGGACCGGGCGGATACGCAGCCTCTTTGTCGGCCTTCAACTTCGCAAGCTGAGGCAACGCACCGTACACGGATACGGTGCCAATCTTGGTGCTGTTCCAGCCTTCGCATCCAGTGTAGGTGCTGCGATACACTGTACCAAGACAGCCGAAGACTGACTCGGATTGGTGGGGTGTTGGCGTGGGCACTTGGGCTTCACTCATTTGTCGTCCCACCGTTCAAACGTTTCTTGGGGCATACCGCGGTCCCACGTCTGGCCGTTGAAGCCTTCGATCCGCGGCCGCTGCGGCGGTTGCACGGTCTTACCAGTCGCAGTGTCAATGTACTGCACCGACTCTTGCGGCATTCCTTGATCCCAAACTACGCGTTGGACTTTCATTCGTCGCTACCTCCACGTGCTTCGAGCACGGTGAATTCAGTGTTCGGGTCGGTCGCCAATTGCTTGATCCACTTGGCAACCCGCTCGGCTTGTTCAAGCGGAATGGTGAGGCCCTGACGCCCCGGCTTCAACTTCGGGTCCTTCTTGGTGGCGTACATCTGGCGGATGGAGATCATCTGATTGTCATCGATCTGGATCGCTTCGATACGATACGCTTTGGTCGGTGATACTTTCACGAGCTTAGCCATTTTGGTACTCTATCCGTTTAAGTTTGTTAATGATTGGACGTGGTTGAAACGCGAGGCTCAGGGCGGCGTGATTACTTGCGTTTGGCTGGCGGAAGGTCGGACGGTACGTCGCGACTGTTCATCAGCGTGGCAAGTATGCAGCGTAGCGCAGCCTGACGATGAGACACACCAGCTCCGCTGAACATTCCGTTGCGACAGTGTGCGCGCCAGCCAATGTGAACCCCTTCTTTCCAGTGCGGCTCGATCGATACAGGTTGTGTATCGATCAGCTCGGTTCCAACATTCTCGGTGTGAAAGTCAACCGGTTGCCACGACCCTTGAATCGGATCACATGCGTACAAACGACCGTTGACCACCCCGATGTTGGAGTAGTCCAGACAATAGGCGAGCCACGCATCCACGTAGCTATCAGACAAGCTGTTGATTTGATTCATAGTCACCTTCCAGTGCGAGCACGACGTTGCTTCTTTGCCTTGTTGAACTTCTGGCGCTGCTTCCGTTTCAGAGCGGCCTTCACGCGGATCTTATCCAGATACGCTCGCAGCTTGCCGGGTGTAGTCACCCTTGTACCTGCGGAGTGACTGCGGCCTCGTCCTGGAACTGCTGAGTGCGTGTGGTTGCTACGGAGCCCATTCCGATTGGACCGTAGGACTGTCCAGGATGGAAGGGTAAACCCTGACCTGGATTGAACCGCAGGTCCGGCGTAGCTCCAGGCACGAACACGTGGGACTGTGGGTAGTCCATTGCCGTCTTGAACTCGACACGCTTGACGCTCACACCGTCGGGATGATATTCGATAGCTTTGACCATCGGACACACCGTCTGGTGAAGGTTTCCACAGTAAGGGCACGACGGAACTGCGTTCGTTGAATTGGTGTTCATCAATGACTCTCCTTGTTGGGTACAACCACGTACAGCGAGTTGATGATGTCGGCTGCCGGAATGCTGAATCCGGAGTCGTTCTGCAACCCCATTTCCCAGATGACTGCCTTGTCGCCGAACTGTTCACGACCGTAACGGGTTTGGGCGCGAACAACGTGCGCGAGTGGCGCGACGAGTGGGAACTGGAAGGTCTTCGACGGCGGCTTGATAACTTCGTCAGTCTCCCACACCTTCATACCGTATGAAGACTTGATGATCCCGTGCGGAAGGTCAGCAAGACGAACCAATGCGGCGTTGCCGTTCGCGTCTAGTAGCATAGCGTGCTTGACTAGGATCGCCGGTGTGCGGCGTCGAGCACGCTCCATGCGTGAGATGCGGGTGCTACTTACGGAATTAACGGCGACGCTTGATAAGTTTGCGGATTTCATGACGATGCTCCAGGCCGTACTGCCCGGTGGACAGTAGACGATTAGCGTTAATCTTGCAGAGCTCCTGGCTTTTGACCGGGCGCTCCTTTATTATAAGTTGGTTGAGATTACGACCGTAGGCCGACTCGGCCACTTGATAGATGACGTCGTAATCCGTGGAAAGGATCCAGAACGTGGATCCGATAGAAGCGTGCGCCAGCTTGGATTTTATAACCGCTACCACTTGGCCCCGAGGTAGCTGCATGAGTGGCTGACGCAACGAACAGCGATACCAGACTCCGTCCACAAGTTTACTGCTTGATCAACGACAGCGGTGAGTTGCTCTGTTCTAGATCGTCAACCGAGAAAGTCAGGAACATGCGATGGCCGAGGTCCATGTTCAGCTTCTTCAGTTCTGTGAGTACCGCCGGACGGTCGGCCTCAGCAATGTCGTCGGTGACAAACACTACCTGATGATCAGTGGCTTGGACCACCATTCCTACCTTGCGCGGTTCGACATAGACGAAGTGACGGCCAGTGTGAAGGACCGACTCGGCGTGCATCCACAGGCGTTGAGTGCCGCGCGGGGCGATCACCACGATCGTGGAATGCAGGTTGACCGGCGAGCTTTGAAGCAGGGCATTGACCACGCGCTGAAGGCGCTCTACCCGATCATTGTTGTGATAGTTTGGTGTTACGAGATTGGACATAGATTGGTTTTCCGAGAACAACGTTGTTTGGTACTGTCTATTTACGTGTTACCGACGCGCGATGCGTCGAACGAGCGGCCGCCCAACGAACAGGAACATCGCGTAACCGCACACGAACATCAGCGCGGCGAATCCCATCCCCTGAGCAATCGCATACGGATACGACATGCCAGTGTTCGCGTGGACGTGGATAGCACTGGCAACCCACAAGATTGCGAGGGGCAGAAGGATTGCAAGATGCTGGATTTGTTGGGACGTCATGTCAGGGCTCCTTTAACTGCGTGGCGAAAGGGTAGAGTGGGCAATCCGAGCTTCGGCTGTTCCCCACCCTGTAACGTTGATGTTGATACCAATAAAGCGCGCGTTCGCACCATCAAGGGCTTCGTGGATACTGATCCCCATACTAACCATACGCAAGAACTCCCGGTATCGCCGGGTAGACAAAGAGTATAGTTGGCCCATGTTAGTGACGTAGTGCATGGCTCAGTCCTTTAGAGTCGACTCGTAGGGCGAAGCACCTCTATGTTTAGCCATCCTCTCGATTACAAATGCCGTTGCCCCGCACGCCACGACGGCCGCGACTACGAGGAGTATGATTAGAAGTCTGGCTAGTAACCACAGCGTATAAGTGACAGCGCCCATCGTTAACCTCCACATGCGGGGTTGAAGAACGAGTGTTGAGTCTACCTACGGTTGAAGAAGAATACGTAGTCTGCCATGAACGCCGGTACATCGGAATGATGATACCGGGCAAACCAACTCTTGTGAATCTGATAGCAACGTCGGTATGCTTTTACTACGCCTCGCAGGTCCTGGACTCGATCGCCGGTCAGTGCCACTCGAACATCTACCGGTATCGCTTGTGGCGGAACCGTTATGTACTCGTGTGGAAGAGCCAGCATGTCCTTCAACTTAGCACCGGTCCGGTCAGCACCGTGTGCTCGGTAGGCTCGACGGATTGTCGACCACCCATTCTGCATGACTGCGGTAACACCCTTGATGTAGCCTCCGTGACCCTCACGCTTGGTGTATCGGAGCGCATACTGCTTGAAGTACGCGCCGTTCAGCTGATACAGGTACACGAAGTTGGCGAAGTCTTCGGCCAGCCAACGGACGCACGGATGTCCACTGTGAGTGGGTCGCATGTAGGCGGATAACCCGAACTCTGTCAGGATGGTCGCCATCTGCTGCGTGTGCTCGGTCTGCATCTTGACTATGTGCTGATCCATTGCGAACTTGGCAGAACGCTCTACGTCAAGGTCAAGCCAAAAGATATTCATCAAGTCTTACTACTTCTGCTGAACGGCCGGGTCTGCGTACAGCCGACCGTTCTTGTTACGTTTCATACGGAGTTCCGAACCGGCCGGATAGTAGTAGAACTCACCAGTCTCACGATCTTGAATCGACACGGCGCACGGGGGAATGCTGGGATTGGCTTCCCGCATGGCCCGCACCGACTCGATGTAGGGATCGTTAGTAGGAGAGTCCCCGTAGGCCCGCAGCTTTCTACGTGCCCATCGCTCCGACCAGAGCCACCCGACGAAAAGAATGACGACGAGTACGAGCAACACGAGTTGAGTCACAACGTCATCGTCCATGTTCATTCTGAATCTCCGTCGGCGGCGTGAGCAGCACCGTTATGCTGTGGATACTTGGCAAGCAACCGATCCACCCGATGACACCATTCGCCACCCATAGTGAGGCGGATGCCGTAGTCGTCTACGGATCGCAGTAACTCTACAGCTTCGTGCACGTCGTGCTGCAACAGTTCTACCAACCGCTCTGTTCTCATGATTCATCCTTTCCAGTTATAACCGAAGCGACCACCGATGCGTTTCGCCGGTGGTGGGTGAACGGGCTTGGCCTTTCCCTTCAACCCACACGCTTCTGATTGCTTGAGGAAACGCAGTTCGATGCGCAACATCTCGATCGCCTTGCGAAGCTCATGCTTCTGCTTCTCGGGCATGGCCTTGCCCGCACGATTGATGAAGAACTGCGTCATCTGAATGGCCGACGCCAAACCATTTGGACTGACTTTCGGGCGACGCATAATCAGGTACACCTCCTTGGCCTTCCGGTTGAACGTGTTCGGCGGCGGGAAGGTTGCCGGAGGGCGATGGGTCACTGAGTGCGACCATCCGGTGGGAGTCACGAGCGTCTCCGCAGTTCTCCCTTCTTTTCAGCATCTAGCTCGGACTCAGACAGATACATGTCCCCAGACTTGTTGAACGCCGGACCGATGCGGGGTTTCATCTTCGTCTCGTAGATCTCCTTGGCGGCCAACTCCCGAGCCAACATCTCGCCGGTGAGCTGACGAGAAGGCTTGGGCTCGGCCATTGTGAAGCGATCCTCTACTGGACGAGTGTGCTGGATCGCTCGTTGCTTCGCATACTGCGGCATCTTGCTGGCCTCGAAGGCGTCAGTCACTGCCTTCTTGCGCGGAGTGCGGGCTAATCCCAACGTCTGGGACTTTAGGCTCGCGGCTTTCGCCTCCAACTTGCGGACCTCCGTCGCTTTCGCTTCCTTGACCTTGAGGCGCAACTTCGCTGCCTTTAACTTGGATGCTTTCATCAACGTTCACCAGTTTCGTGTTAACGTGTTCGAATCCAAACAGGACTCTTGGGTATTCAAGAACTCGGATCGTGAACCGATTCACCTTCAGGACGGTGGCTGGACGCCACGCGTTGTCCTGCCACACCATGACGCCCATGCCACGATGCAGCATGAACGCATTCACAGGGGTCGTCGGGAAAGGTCCGGTCCGCATGTCAGAGCTCCAGCAGATCGAACGTGTCCTTGACCACTGCTGCGTGACTTGCCAACGTCTGGTACTCACGGGCCATGTACACTTCCCGCGTCAGATGATCTGGAACCGGCTGGAGTGCGCCTCGAACATACACCAGACCGCCGACTCGCACATACTTCGGCCAGTACGAGTTGGTCATGTGGGAGTCGACCAGCAAGAGCATGATCATCGGACTGTTCGTCGGACCATACGACAGGACGTGCGCAGGTTTGATAACGCCCCGATACGGGAACAGGCTCTTTTGGGAAACGTCGGAGTCGAGCGTTACTACCTTGTTCTGTTTGGTTGCCATCATGAAGCTCCGTTGGAAGGGTTGATTATTAACGACTTCAGCTCTTGTGATTCCAGTCAGTAACTGCGAACTTGGCTTCCATGTGAGCACGCTGCGGATGCACACGACGGGGCCGATTCGGAACCTTCCGCGCCAGAAACTCCTGACGATCGCGATGCAGCCGATCCAACGTGCGACGCGTTTCCGCAACCTGTGGATCACTGGCAAGCAGCAGACCCACGAAGAAGGACAGCGCCACTAGACTAGCAAACACGGCGCTGCGAAGCCACGGGTCGGTATGAATGGTCCACGGGTCGTAGCAAATGAACAGCCCGAAAGCGATTGCGCCTAACAGGGTGGTAACAATGATGCGCATGATTGTCTTCTTCATTGGTGAGCCTCCTGGATAGATGTATCTGCTGGCTTGCTAAGGTCGATAAGGGAGTACGGTTCGGAGCGGTCGAACGTGAGCACTTGCTCGTACAGCCGCAGTCCGAAGTAAGATTTGGTGCAAAGCTCTTTCGGTAGGGGAACTGACATCACGCTACGAAACAGCCGCCCTTCGTATATCACGAGATCAGGCCATTCCAGTTTCGTGTAAGCCCGCGAGTCAGTTAGCAGAAGGAAGAGATTGCGCTTATCCTCAAGCTGACGTTTGAGGAGCCAGTCATCGTCGGCATGAGTTAACACCGAGACCTGACGGGGCTGGACGCACTTCAGATTTCGCGTGTGCGTCTGGCAGTAACGAGCCATTAGGCACAAGCGAACAGCGTCCAGGTTGTCTTCCTTGTCCTTCATTACTACCTCCGGTAATTCATATGGATAGTTGATGGTGACTGGCTGGAACTTCGCGACGAGGCCAACGCGAGCTCCAGTTCCTTGTTAGGTAGCCACAGACGACCAAACCCCTTTCGGGGTAGGGCGCTCTTATTTTTGTAAGTGCTCGGAGAACTCCCCGTCAAGCACTGATACCAACCCCTCCGCGCGAACCACCCCGCTGCGGAGCATGTCGGCCCGCTTGACGTACACATGTCCTGGCTTGCTGGGATTCCGGCTGGTTTGCTTCTGCCCGTCACCATAGGTGCGATTGACTGCGTTGTCCCAATCAACGCCGTGGTTGTCGCACACGTACACTCCGGTACGACCAGGAGTTAGCGTGCGATGCAGTCCCGCACTATCCGGCTGGTCGTTCTTAAACCGCAGAGTCGTCTGCGCCGTAGTGCGGCACATGGAACCCTCGTTCTCGAAGCCGTGGTGACCAACGAGCATGTACTCGTCGGTGACAACGCGCAAGACTAGCGCCATCACCTGCGTGAAGTCGTAGTGCCCGTCGGGATGCTTGCGGTACAGACACCGCGTGATCATCACTGATACGGGGACGTTCGGAGCCGGCATCGGCTCGTCCGACTCGAAGAAGCACAGTTGCTTACCGACGCGTGCGATAACCGTTCCCGGCTTCTTGTTGCTGGCGATCGGCGTCACCAACATGATGGGAGCAGCGTTCGCGATTTGTTGGTTTTCGTTTTTCATTGCGAGATCTTGTGTCATGTTGAATTGGTACTGCGATGGGGTTAGTAATCGTTGGCGATGATGCGCAGCGCGAGGACGCGTAGCATCGTTGCATTGTAGCCATCGCGTTGCACACTACCGCCGAGGCGGTGGATGAATACGCGGTTCTGCTTGTCGAGATGTGCGAGCTCGAGAACTCGTTGGGCGATATAGCTCATGCGATTAGTCCAGGTATTCGATATCCGAGCGCTTGACTCGCGCCCACTTGCCTTTGCACTGCACGATGACTTCAGCACCACGCAGCAGCTCGATGTTGTGGCTGATCCAGTACGGAATGTCCTCCGTATGCTGATTGTTGTGAACCCGAACCGTATCCCAAACCTGCTCCTTCTCATAGAAGCGATCTTCTGGCGTGACATACGCCTTCCAGGGAGCGGTATCGGTTACCGAACTCAACCCGTCCGACGACGGGACCGAACGAGGACCACCGATCTTGCCGAACGGTGCGTCGATGAGAATCGTGGTGCCAGCCTTGATCATCCACATGATTGCGCGCTCCGATCACTTCAAAACGGTTATGCGAATGCCTTCGCAATGGCGAAGCTTGACACCACCACGCGGGCCGATCTCGGCGATAACGTGGATGTGCGTCTCGAACCACTTCTTCTCGTCGTTGACATTCGACCCGTCGAGCACGACAACGTTGTCGCCCCAATCGAGTTGACGCCAAGTGATGACGCCGTTCATCGGATCGCCAGAGCGCATACGATTGGCGTGCTCTACGCGGTTGGTCACGAATCGTGCCGCTTGCAGTTGCGTCTTGTTCATGACGACCTCGATCAGAAGCTGAAGAAGACCGTTGCTGCGAGGACTGCGCCAGTGAGGCAAGCGCCGACCAGACCGAGGTTCTTGGAATTCAGGAATGCGATAACTTGGGATTTCATGCAGTGCTCCGTTTCGGAAGGAGTAGATAACAGTGCGCGACGGAGGCCGCGCTTACTTATGTTTGTTTGCTGTGCGCCGTGAGCCACGCGCGCCTTGATGGAGTGCGCGTGGGCGCACCTTATTATAACATACGGGGCAACCGGCAGTGTTGCGTAAAAACAACGCGTAAAAGGAGCCACAGAGGCTCCCTTTTCTCACTTGGCGCTGAGCTCCGCCACGTATTCATCAGCCAGCTTGTTAGCCGCCCTCTCGAAGAACACCTGCATTGACTTGAGTCCACCCTTGTGTTCTAAGAGCCACTTGACTTTCAAGTACAGCTCAGGCTTGATTGCCAAGTTGTATTTCATCAGACGCTGGCCTTTGACCGTATCCGGATCTTGCCATGGAAGCACAGCCTTCTTCTGCCCGTTCACAGCCGCGAGCTGTTCTTTCAGACGGTGGATTTCCAGCAAGGCATCAACGAGCTTTTCTTCGGCAGTTACAGGATGATTCATTTTATTAGTGACCTCTTTAGTGTTTGGGTTTTACGTGTTGGGTGTTTCGTCGCGGTATCGCCAGTTGGTGACGCCCGGGATCAAGCCTCCGGCATGGTAGAAACACGGCGGCTGCTCAGGGGACACAGCCAGTCGCATACCGTAGAAGGCGTCCATCGCGAGTGGTAACGCGGGCATCGCTGTGGACCAGACCACGACTGGAACACCCTCACTGCGTGGTTCCGTGCTACAGACCGGCAGCATGTGAGTGACTTTCCAACGCAAAACCTGCTTCGGTGCCATGCCATCGCGCAGACCGTTTATCTGCTTGATCGCCACGTTTAGAGTGTAGACCGGGTAGTCGATGAACGCCGCCGCTTGCAGTGTGTTGCGCAGGATGCCGACTACTGCATCGAGAAGGTGCTTGTCGTGTTCCTCGACTTGCGCCAACGTGAAATGCGTCTTCGGATAATCCGAATCACGTAGGCGACGAGTGCCTTCGGCAATCCCAGCGTCGAAGATTTCTTGCCCTGAAAGATTGGGGTTCATTCCGATGAGCGATGCATACGTAGTCACGATTCCCTCTTTGTTGATGGGTTGATAAGTCCGTCTGCGAAACTATTCAGGTCCATAACAGGCACAGCCGAAGGTTTCTTCGCTCGACCTAGTGGTCGATACGCCGTGACCCACAAGTCACCACGGATACCGGCGGCCATGAAGGCTCGCCATCGGTCGGCGTCTAGGCGATCATGTTCCTGAGATACGCTGACCGCCTCGTGAACCGCAGTGGTGATCGCGTCCACAAGGTAATCTTCGATTCTACCATCTAACGAACGCGAAGCGAGCCACAGAGTCGCCTCTGCTAACTCGGCGATGCGTGGCTCAGGTAGGCCGTCGACCAGTAGCAGTTGTCTTTTGTCGAACAGTTCAACGACTTCCCACTTGTGGAGCCGTGCGAAGTCCACAAACGCCGCGTCATGGGTGAGAATCCAGGCGTTTCCACCGGAAGGCCACACCCGATACGCGGCCGGGGCGGAGGTAACGGTCACTTCATGCTTGTTGTTCATAGTGTGCTTGTTGTTCATAGTGAACCTGCGAAGCGGAGGGCTCGGCGCCATCCGGCGTCAGTGGGTGGGAACCGCGCGATTGGGCTGATGCCATGCTCAGAGAAGTGCGGATCGAGCTCGTTGTTCGTGGCATTCAGCAGATCATCCACGTGAGCAAAGCCTTGGTACAGCATAACCTTGATGCCGTCGAAGTTCGTGGCGTCTGGGTACTTCACCTTCACAAGCAAATACAGTTTCCCCTTTCGGTTGCGGAAGTACTGCCAATCCAGCACCGTGAAGCGTGTCGGTATCGGATTGCTGTCCGGCACGCTATACGGCGAGGATGAACAACCTCGATACTTGTATCCAGGGCCGATACCCATTATGAACTCTCCGCTACGTATGGTCGAAGCTCTTCAGCTTCGAGGAACTGAATGGTGTATCGATTGTGCACGTCAGCAGTGTCGATCAGAGGATTCTTGAGGGCAACCACGTACAGCAATCGCTTTGTGTTGATCTCGCCCGGCAATACATCGATTACCAATCCAGTCACCGCGTCTACCGTGTGACTTAGCCTGACTTCCTCACCACGAGCGTACTTCGGTTTAGAGCTAATGCCAATCATGACCGCCTCCGTCAATCACCCTTCAGAATTGCTGGTTGCTTCCCACGCGAGTTTCCAGATCGCGGTTGTCGTCGCCGCGCTAGGGCACGGCCGATCAGATGATCGCGTTCATCCACCGTGTAATGGACGAAGTGCTCGAACATCCGACTGACTTTGGTGTTCTGCGCGTCGTAGGCAATCTTGCGCCAGCCGCGCGGGATGCCGAGCTCGACTAGTGACCGGTGGTCGAAATCGTCGCTAGTCAGCAGATATTGCATACCGGCTTCAGTAGGTGCGAACAGTGGGGACTCGTAACGAACACCGTCCAAAGGAATGGAAGGCATAACTGCGCGTTGATCCGTGGACGGACGCCACACGCTTTCGACCCGAGCAGCTACGTACAGTAGACCTTGCAAGGTAAGCGAACCGCACAGTGCAGCGACGGGTGAACTTGACTTCGCTTCCGGCCAGATGTCCTGGAACACCGTGGGAGCGCTGGCCCAGATGCTTCTCGATTGAAAGCCTGGAGTGGGCACTTGCGCAACCCACGCAGGATTGAACAAGAACGTGCCCATGACTGCACGTCGACGCAAATCAAGTTGCATCATCACTCCTTGGGCAGCGGCAGATCCGACAGCGGGCAGAACGCGCGATAGTAACTGGGAATGCCACGGCTGGACGGGACAGTGCGGGCAAACGTTGATCGGATCGTGGCATACGTGGTCTGCTCGATCTGACCGTCCTCGTTGATCGCGAGTACCAACTGATCTGGGCTGGCCTTCAGCTTCTCGTCGGACATCGAGTCAATGTTGACACGTCGCCACGGCACGAACGGCGTCTGCTCTTCCTGCAGAGGTTGCGGCTGTGCCACGGACCGGATCGCCAGCATGAAGCCCACCATCAGCTGGTCCCTAGCCTTCGACATCAGCTCGCTGTGCGTGTGGACCTTGTCGCTGTAGATGGGTTGCGCCAGCAGACCGTTGGTCGCCTCGCTTTCCAGGATGCGCATGAACGTCTGCGTGGTTTCCGTCAGAATGCGGTTGAGGCTCGCCTCCTGCCGCTTCAACGTGTTCATCAGCGCGATGTCGGCAGCAGTCAGATCGCGATAGCCACGGATGTGTTTGTGTTGGTTGTCCATTGCTACTTCTCCATAGATTGTTATAGAACCGGGTTTGTTAGTCGAGTTGGTTACTCGTCGCCGTAGGTAAGGACGTCGAGCAGCCCACGCAACATGGAAACGGCGATAGTGCGATCTTCGGCTAGAAGCTCTACCGCTTTGATTGTGGAAGGGCGGTGACCGGTTGGGAATGCAAGATTGATCAACGCTTCGAGCTTGTTGCACAGCAGGTCATCAGCGTGACGCTGAGCCTGTTGCTCTGAGGGGAATACCTTGCCGTCAGGTGCGGAGTACTGCGTGACCTCTCGGATCATCGGAACCTTTGCGATTCGGTTATTCATGATGTTATCTTTGTTGGAAAGGGGTTACTTCACACCGTACCACTCAGGCATGAGCTGGCACGAGATGCGAGTGTTGCGCTTGACTTCTACGTCGGTCATAGGCTGGTTCCGGCTGAAGACCCACGAGCCAATGCGATGAATCCCCATCGAGTACCGCTTGCCCGCCGGCTCTTGACGAAGCGTCGCGTCGACCACTTCTGCGTAGTCGGTGTACTTACCACCTTTGGCCTTCATCTGGGCTGCCACCTCACCGAAGCCCGCCATCATATCGCAATTGGCGTCGCGCTCCATCTGCTGTTCAGGGGTGACCGCGTGTGCGTTGAGTGCGAAGGATGCAAGGACGATAGCAATGATCTTTTTCATGATTTATTATCTTTGTGTGGAGAAGGTTAGTACTTCCGGCGGATGCAAATGACAGGTGTTCTTCGTACGCAATCGAGTGTTACTTGCAGATAAGATCGCGGATCGCCGACTTGTTGGTGTTGAAGCCAGCAGACATCATTTCGCCGTCTGTCGTGAAATCGTCGACTTCTTGACCGTTGGCCGAAACTATCACACGCTCAAACCCTACGGTTCCCGTACCGCAGTTCACACGCGTGCGCATGAACATGTGAGTGTACATCTTGCGCTCCGCACCCGGCCACGTCTGCGCCATCTTGTACTGCTTAACCGCTACCGCGATGTAGACCTCGCTACCTTCGGAACGAACACTGTACCCGTCGACGTATTGGTCATACGATGCTCGACCCGTGCCGAAGTTCCCGGTGAAGATCATGTTAGTCTCTGCATGAGCAACACCCGTCGACGCGAGCGCAGCCAGAAGCAAGAATCGTTTCATAAAACACCCCTTTGTGATTTCTGTTTATGATGTTGTGAACAATCGAGTTTGTGTAAATCTACACTTCTTGTAGACTCTTGTCTGCTTGCCGTTGACGATGCTCTTCAAGAAGCTTGGTGAGTGCGCTATGCATCAGCACGTACTTGTCGTCCTTGGGCCAGTTGCGGATGTACGGACCATATTGATCGTACAGGCCGTGACCGAGCGCCGTGGTGATAGCGTGGGCCATCACCACGTCAAGCTTGTGGTCCATGCTGAGGCGCGAAGAATAGTCGTCATTGCGCACATCTACGATCAGCGCCTTGGCGAAGTTGATGAACCCTTCGAAGCTGAAGCTCACGAATCCTTGGATGCCTTCACGCGGATCCGGCTCGACTACGGTGCCGAAGTCTTCGGCGATGTCTATGATATCGTCGGTATCATACCCGACGGCGGTGGCGGTTGGGTCTTTAATAGAGTTGGGCATAGAAGCTTTTATGTATGACTTCAGTTTCGTTGGTGAACCGGCCCTTGCTGATGACGACAGTGGTCGGGCCAGTCTCGATTGTGGGTATCGCCTGATCACCAAAGTGGTTGATGAACAGTTCGATGATTTTCAGGTACTGCGATGTTTGCACCGGCTCTTTGGTTTCGATCACCGCAGTAATCTCCACGATCGGCAGCAGGTCGCCGTTGATGCAATAGTCAGTGGTTAACGACAGGACGAATGGTAGCTTGCGAATTTCCCGATTGAACAATCGGACTTTATACTCGACAGCTTTGAGCATTAGCTTTCCTTGGACAAGGCGTCTTCGAGCTCGGCTATACGCTTGTACAAGGCGGTACGAGCTTGACGGAATTCACGTTCGGCCAACTCCACAGTCGGGCCAGTGCCGAACTCGTGCATACGTCCCCACTCACGGGCACGCACATCGAACCGTTCGAGTAGCCTACGAGTACGAATGCTGACGTCTGGCAACGGAAGCGTGAAGTACTGATCCTTGCTGAAGTACGAATAGGTTCCAGCTCGGTGACGCATTCCCATAGGACAGTTCAGAGTTCCTTCCTTGTGATCCCCGTGTGCCTTCTTGCACACCGCACACTTCAGGGGTGATGGTTGTCGTTGCCTTGCCATTTTCAGTGGCGCTCCTTCTAGTCGTTATCGAGGTATTCATTGCGGGCCGCTTCACGAAGCTGAATAACTTTTGCCGCAGCCTCTTCCTTGGTGTAGCAGCCTATAGACACGCCGTTCCAGTTAGCCAAGTAAGGCTTGCGGTCCGGCTCGTTGTTTCCCAGACAGGTCACACCGTTCGGACCGCCGCGACGCACTTGGTGATTGCTCATTCACGTATTCTCCTTCTTATACGGTCGGTAGTGGATAGCTTCCAGGTCGGCCTCTTCGTAGATGCCGCCGGGCAGACTGCGGGCCTTCATGACTTCGGCGAACATGGCTTCGGTGGCCTCCGCCGGAACTGCCCGGTCGTATTCTTCCTGGGACCAGCGTTCTTCATAGCGCTCGTATCCACAACGCGTACACAACATGGAATCGTTCAGACCACCTAATCCCTTGATGATCCGGCCATGAACACCGATTTGCCGACCGGGTCCACATTCAAGGCGCTGGCCGAACGTAGGCTTCGCGTTACGGAACAGCGAAAGTAAACGTTGAATCATTTCGTCTTCCTGGTGAACAAGTGATGACAGACCCATGCCGCTGCGATAGTTGCTACGGCACCGACAGCGATGCCGATAGCGGTGGCAAGCATCTCGTCATTCGCGTTAAGGGCTTTGTCTTGAAAGTATTTGAGGTTGTCTTCAGCATTGCCACCACCCGATGAAGAGCGGTGATACGTGGAGCTGTGGTGAGGATACGGATATTTCATAGTTGACTCGATCAGCGGTTGATGCGATTGGGAAGCACTTCACCGTACAGCGCCCATGCGAACAGAGCCAGCCATATGATGACAGTCCACCCGAATACGACGGTGAGTGCCAAGATGGTGTTCTCGTGACGATGTCTACGGCGGCTGGCGATGATCGCGGGAAGCAAATACAGGAAGAAGGAACTGGTGACAACCACCGACAGCGCCAGTCCAGCGTATGGCGACATGGTAGCTCCTCAGGAAACCGCGTGCGTGGATTTGGACTCGATAATGCTGCGATGCTGATCCGGAGTTAACGACCCCATCGCTTTCCAGTACAGTTCCATGGACTTCTCATGATTACCCATCTTGGCATAGGTCTTCGACAGGAAGCGGTGGAAGGTGTACTCCGACATCAGCTTGGCGGCTTGCCAGCGCTTGTCCGAGATATCCAACGGAAGGGCCGTTGCATGATTGATCGCCATCAGCGCACCGTTCACCTCGACAACCAACGCGGGAACCCACACTGTGTTCCCACGAGCGTTGCAGAGGCTGAACCAATAGGCGCTTCCGGCACGTACTTCCAGCATAGGCATCAGCATTACTTGACTCCATAATTGTTGGTGAACGTTTCCCACGTCATGGCCTTGTCGCCAGCCTTCTCGATCTTGGCTGCGAACTTGGCTCCTTCCTTGTACAGCAGGACCGTCATCTTGGCACCGTACGGAACCACGGCACCGCCGAGGGCCACAACCTTCGCTTCCTGATCCTTGTCCCGGTACGAAGTCCAGGCCACGTTGATACCAGACAGCTTGCCACCAGCGACTGGCTTCGCCTTCTTAGGTAACGCGCCGTCCACGGTGAGCACGCCCTTCAGCGGACGATACCATTCACGGAACACCTTCACGCCGTCATTCAGAATCGTGGCAGTCTTGCTGCTGAAGCCCTTGATGTTTTCCACCGTGCTGATAAGCTCAGGGCTCTTCATGTTGCACAAGCGGGCCATTGCGATACCAGCGTCCTCCAGCTGCTCCAGCTTGCGCTTACCCATGCCACCCTTCTCGAAGGCACCCGACGCCACCATCAGCAGACGCAGCGACACCGTGTTGCACAGCACGCGCTTCAGCTCAGCGATGATCTTGGCGCTTTGCTTTGGACCCAACTCTGCGGGAGCCAGCGTATGCTTGATGATCTTGTCCGATGCGTGGGCCAGCTTGATA